AACTGTGGGTATGTTATGTTAATACGCGAAAGTAAGCTATCAGTGCGGTTGGATTAAAAAAAACAACCCAATGCGATTCTGATCGCAATCTACATAAGTGACTACTGGTTATCTTCCCTGAAGTTTTAATGAAGTATTTTGAGCCGTCTTTTTAGGGCTTCCGAAAGCCTTGATCTCAAATCGTTGAAAAATAAAAGCGGGTCATAAACTACTTTTATGACCCGCTTGCGGAAGCTGGGGGATTCGAACCCCCGGTACGGTTACCCGTACGTCAGTTTAGCAAACTGGTGGTTTCAGCCACTCACCCAAACTTCCTTCTTTTCAGAAGCGTTATCTCTCAAACGCGGTGCAAAGATAAGGGGATAAATTGAATTATGCAAACATTTTGCTCTTTTTTTAGATATATTTTTTTGATGGAAGTAATAAGATGCTGATAGTGAAGTGCTAATGGATGGAATTAATTTTTCTCCCAAAAATCCAAACATTCTTTAGCCACCTTATTGGGCAATGGTATTTTTTGATATATTCAATGCTGTCGGCGGATAATTGAGAAATTTGGGTTAGCTAATAAACTATCTAGTTTATTATAAATGTCATTTTCTTCAGGGTATACGTTGATGATAGGATGAAGTCTGTCTTTGCCTAATAAGTTGTAATGTTCCTCTTCTGCACCTCCTACAACTATAATTCCTTTGCTCATGGCATATAATGCATTTTAATCCCAGGGGATAAGAATAAAGTTGATCTAACATTATATCGCACCCGTCCATAAAATATTCACATTCGTCATACGGGGTGAAAACGGTTTGTTGTTTGATTTCGCATACAGATGGATGTCTGTAATATAATTTATAGAGGGAGCTATAAAGCCTCAACATCTCCAGTGGAGTCGCGGGGGTGGAAAGCCCACCCTTCTCTACTTCTACCATAGAGGACGTAAGTAGCTGAAAAGCGAAAATGGATTAGAAATTTTCATTCTAATCCATTTTCGCTTTTGGAGGTTCCTGGCGGTCACTAAATGCTATCATCTTATGATACGTTGTGAAACCTTACATTTCTAGCTACTAATTTCCCAATTTTATTTCTCCCTCTCGTTCAATTGCATAAAGTCTCATAGTAAGTTATTAAAACGGTCTCTATATTGGTCCCAACCACAATAATAGTTCTCCATTACTCTAAATCCTTAAAAACGTCAAAGAACTACCATAATTATCAGAAAAAAATAGAATGCCTATCTATACATCTGTTTTCCAATTATCTCAATATAATACTAATATAAAAGATGGAATTCGTATTATACATGAGAATAAATCATATATAATAACCTTAAATATCTACTAAAAGAAAAAAATATTAACTTAATCATTAGAGTATATCATATCCAAAAACACGACTTTAATTAAAAAAAACCTTATAATTGATCGTAATAAGTAACAACCCACCTACAGAAATCTTTAGAATATGTTTCCTTTATATCACCTCCTATTGATTTTTTTAAAAGCATCATCCTTTCTCCATCATTTAACTTTCGAACTGCTGAAGGATATAAAAGATGATAATGATACAAAGGCTGAAAATTTCCGATATGATTATTCATCAGTTGTTGGTCAATATCACTTGCTATTTTCTTTATCATTTTTTGATATTTCAGAAATTGTTTTGTCTTTAACGTCTCCATATTGTGAATTTGTGTTAAAGCATAATTCCTTGACTTTTCAATGTCACGTCCAAAAGCATGTCCAACTTTATTTCTAAGAATCCTCATTTTATCAAGCTCAGACCGTCCATCAATTAGACTCTGAGGGACACTACCAAAAGTAGATTTCATATACGATATTCTAGAATTCCAATCCCCTCTCGTACAATCAATTATTCTTTGTTTAAAATCCTCTTTCTTAAAAGTATGCCCATCTTTCAATAGTTTAATGCCATCTACACTGTGTATACTTCCTATTAACAATCCTGGATCTGATTCAAAAGACAAACCAATAATACAAGACAAATAAGTTTCAAAATAGGAAGACAAAGCTAACAATTCATTTAATCTTATCCAATTATCAAACAAATTATAGGTATCAGCCCAATCTTTAATGGTGATTTCATTATTATTATTAGTATACAAATACTTAGATGCCTTATCAGCCCAAATCGCTCCGTCTTTTTTCAAATGAGAGAAAGTATACTTTGATGCAGAAGTATATGACATTACAAGTCTATTCAACTCTGTATCATATTGATTAAAGGTTCTATAAGCCCAGCTAGATTTATGTAACGGAATCCAGCGATTATAAGAAATAGTTTTTTTTGCCATAAAATTGGATATTATAAAATTAAACTTTATGTCCAGAAAAATCACACTCTATATTCAGGATCAATATCCCCAACATATATGGGAATCAAGTTTCCTATTTTCTCTATTTCATTCTTACGATTATATTCCCGAACAGTCACTACATTTTTTAGATATATGATAGATGCCCGAATAATAGTAATTAAGTGGTAAGCTTTAGATTCAAAAAGAGAACGAGACAAATATAATGTAGAATCTTTTTCCTCAAAGTACTCATTAGTTCCATCTACTAATACAAAACACTTATGCTCCATATAGTTCCTTATTTTTTGCATTAAACGAGCTTCTGGAGATGTAATAAAACCATCTTCATGGCAGAATAAATCTTTTCGTATATAATAAAGTGCCATTAGAGGAAAATTATCTTCTTCTCTTATTTTCACTCTTAGATGTTTACATTTACTATCTGAAAACCATATCTTCTTAAAATCAACAACAGATTCGCAAATATTTAGATCCAGATAAACATTTAAGAAATAAGCTATTTTATCAAGTATAGAGTATAGTGAGCGAAATGAAGATTTTGCTAGTTCTGTATTATAAGATATTTCAGAATAATCATTCAAGTCAGCAAGAAAAACCTCATTATCTGAAAAATGTTTCACCCCCGATTGCTCAAAATAGCAATACAACATATAACGAGCAGAAACATATTCCTGCTTTATTTGATTAAAGATATGTATCAAAGTGTTATGTTTAAAATATTCCTCTTTCAAAAGGATTAATTCTTGGTAATACAAATTATCCGTCAAAGATAAAGTTGATTCAGAGTCAATATCATTATATGGATTCAAATATAAACAATTCGATACACACCAATAACGATACAGATCCTCTTTAGTATCAGATAATTGTAAAGGTTTCGGTGATGGTTTAATTACTGCATTCTGATACATTACATTATAATATTCTTCTATAGCAGGATAATTACGTTGAAAACGCCAATCATTTTTATACTTATTCATATAGTAATATGACAAATATTTGAGGTCTTCAAAACAAATTGCTTCGTAATAATAAATTGTATTCATTAAACTAAATCCAATATTGAACTCTGCCATTGCAAATTCTGGCGTAAAATGCAAAGCTAGCTGCCAAGAGCGCATAGCCTCCACAAAGCGCCCAGTATGATCATAAAGATTACCTAAATTAGTATAAATATGACTCTTTATAGAGTTGAGACTTACATCTTCTTCACTACCATTCACACCAACTTGCAAACAAATATTTTCTGCTACTCTTAAATGATATAGCTCTTGGTCTACTAAAGGTTGATTATATAGTTTCTCATTTGGCGATGTAGTATGTTGACGTAAGTCACATAATGCAATAGCATATATGTAATGAAAATATATTTTTTCATTATGTCTCAAATCATTTGTCACATAATTCTTAAGTATATCTAAGTATTCTCTAATTTTGGGAACATCATTGAGAGATTTCGCTTTATCAATCAACATGCCCAATTGTAATAAATCTTTTCTCATATAATATTCTCCGTATTTCCCATCAATTCTTATTCAATAGCCTAACATTTATTACATAAAATGCAGTAATATCACTTCAACAAATACTTTTCTCTCTTTATCATTCGGTAAATGGAACATATAAGAAAAAGAAGACTCCCCTCTACCACCACATTCAGACGAAAAGTAAGGATGCTTAACTATTTCTGTACAGACTGTTTTTATGACACTTGTAAAATCATTATTTGATACAAAAAAGATTAAAGCCACCTTAGAATCCCTCCAAGTCAAATATCTATCAAATAGCTGGTTGATGGCTTTACTGAACTCAGAAGCTCCATGCCAAAACTTACACTCTCCAATAAACAGGTTGGTACCATCTACATATTTAAGTAATATATCTGTTTTCCCATTTTTATTAAAAGTCTCCCCTGTAGCCGTTGTGCCTTCATATCTTGTTTCCAAGAATGTCAACAATAAATCTCTTAACGACTCTTCGTCTTTACCTTGATATACAGACGGTTTCTTTTCCCAACTTTTTCCAACTTGGTAGATAATTGTTAAAACGTCATCATACATTTTATTCGCCATTGTCGGCTCAGAAACGAATTCTCTTTTTTCTTTAAGAAGTGGCTGAGGAATTACTTTTCTCTTTATAGTAGGTACTGTATAAACACTCTCAGTATTCTGATCGACTTTTACGTTTATTGCTTGATAAAAAGCGTTTTCTTTAATATATTTGTCTTTATAACTTTTTAGTAATGAAAAAATAGTAGATTTCAATTGACTATTATATTGTTTTACATTTTCATTCACATTAATAATATTTGCAAAAGCTGAATTATATGCTGCATTTTTTTCTCTCTTAAATTCATCTGCATCCAGTCTTGTCATACTAACTGTAAATGATACGGAACGATCATTAACTTCAATATCATAACTTGTTAAAGTCCAAGGATTAGGCTTCACAAAAAATAGTTGAGGAGTTCCTGTAAATGCAAATGTAACCACAATATAATATACATCACATTCATACTGATAATCTCTAAAACGGCTTTCTCGTTTTTCCTTTCTAACAATAGGATTATTAACAATTTCACTAGTAGTATCAATATTTAAAGGCTCCAAACGATACACATCATACAGATAATCAACATACTCATTTTCATCTATATTCAGAATATATTCTTTAGATTTACCTTCTATTACCTTTCTAATTTTTGCATGTAATTGTTTCTCATATTCAGAAAAGCCAATATTACAGAAAGAACTAATTATTTGGGAATGATTATACATATCTATGATTTTAAGGGAACTATACTTTATATCATAACAAATATCTGAAAAAAGAATGAATAAACCGAATTTTCACTTAACTTTGTATAGAAACTATTACCAGTCTCATGAAGTTTGTATAATTCAGTAATAATTTAAATTAAGATTTATATGGTATTAACTCCAGAAGAAAAGATAATCAAAGAATTCTTGATTAAATGTGCCATAACCAAAAAGATCGTCACATATCAGAATCTATCTACAGTTGCTAATTTAGGATTAGACATGAGTCTTTCTAAAGACAGAAATACAATAGGAGAACTACTATGTAATATTTCAAGGCAAGAGCATAAAGACGGAAGACCTATATTGTCAGCATTGGTTATTACAGCAAATAAAAAGTCCCAAGGGGACGGTTTCTACAAGCTGTGTGAAGAATTAGGATATGGAGAGTGGCAACAACTAAAGCGGAATGAAAAATTTCCCAAAGAACGAATAGATGAATGTTATGAGTTCTATTCCAAATTAAAAAAGTAATTCAACCATAATAAATAGCAAAGCCTACATAATTCACCATTAAGTGTGGTCTTTGCTATTTTGTTTCTGTCCAATATTTAATCATCACTAACAAATCCCCTCTTTAAGCGATATTACATACTGTCATTTTGTCACATTCTTAATTAAATATCGCTGACAATATTACATATCCGTATATAGAAGTTAAATAGTATTTCCAATCCTTATTCATTCTTCCCTTTAAGCATTTAATAACACTTCAGATAACAAATTAATTTCCAATTGATTAAATCATAAAAAGTAGTTCTACATTAATAAAGGCAAGAGTTTGGCACGCTACGGAGGTGCAATCTTTGTGAACAGGTTACTGACAAGTGGTCCGATCATTTGACAGAGCGTCATATTCTGCAATCAGATAAAAAGCAGCAGAAAATCACTCATGACGCTTCGTCATATAGAAATACAACGGAACGACCCTTGAAAAGTAATAATGGAATAATTTATACGTTGAATATATGATTAAAATTAAAACATGCTACACCGTAGCAAATCCTAAATTCTCTCTTAAAGACTCTAATGCAGAGTTCTCCGCAATAAGAATGCGTGTATTTATTAATAAGGTAAGATTAAACATTCACCTTCCGGCTGAATACAAAATCAAACCATGCCATTGGGATAACGCCACAGGAAGAGCAATCGAAGATCCGAAGCGGAATCCAAACTTAAAAGGAAATCCATTATTGTAGGTACAATTGCGTAATATCAATAAAGAGATAGAAAGAACACTTAATCTCTTCATTTGGGTAATGGAAAACTTCAAGTTACACAACATACAACCAATGGCAGACCAAGTGAAAGCTGAAATGATGAAAGAGCTGAATAGAGTGCAAATAGAAAGCAAACGCACCTTTACAGATTTCATTTCCTATATTGACTTTTTCATAACCTTATGCAGAGAGGGTTCAATTTTAAATAATAAGGGGGCAAAGCTAGTTCCGGGTTCAATACGAAACTACGTTTCAACGCAAAGTGCATTGAAAAGATACTCAAAAGATCGTAACGTGAAATTAACTTTAGAATCTATTAATATGGACTTCTATAATGACTTTATTAGTTATTTAAACGAAACCAAGCACTCTCGTGGGCTGTATCGCCCTAGTGTAATCGGTAAATTCATAAAAAACATCAAGGTGTTTATGAGATATGCAAACGAGAATGGATATACCATCAATGATGATTTCAAGAAAAAAGATTTCAAAGCGTTTCGTGAAGATGCCGAATCAATCTATCTGAATGAAAGCGAATTAGAGAAACTCTATACTTTAGAACTCCCAGACAATCAAGCACAGGTAAGAGATGGCTTTCTAATAAGTTGCTATACAGGACTTAGATATAGTGACATTGCCCGTCTTGCAGCAAAGCATATTAATTTCCAAGAAGAGACTATTACAATTGTTACTCAAAAGACAGCCACAAAAGTTGTTATCCCAATTCATCCCGTTGTAAAAATCATCTTAGAGAAATATGGCAATAAGCCCCCTGTAATACAATGTAACCAAGCAACTAATCGTATGCTTAAAAAGATATGTCGCAAAGCTGGAATTACTGAAAAGATTAATATAATGGAAACAAAAGGAGGAATACGGCAAGAAGTTACCTATGAAAAATGCGAAATGGTAACATCTCATACAGCAAGAAGAAGTTTTGCTTCCAACGCTTCAAAGAAGGGGATCCCCTCCTTAGCAATCATGCAGATTACAGGACATAAAACCGAGAGTAGCTTCATGCGTTACGTTAGAATAACCAAGGAAGAAAATGCAAAAATGCTATTAAATCATGATTTTTTTAGATCAACAATCTAGTTTTACAACCAAAATGTTGATGGTTTAAAGCAAGTACAGTATCTTAGAACAAAATATTATATTATGGATTCAACAACGTTAAAAGAACTACTAAAATATGATGGGGCAGAATTTCCCAAGAAAGAAATAAAACTCCCTCTACAGTCAGTATGGGAGTATCTGGGTTATCTTGAAATTTCCCTTGATTGTTTCAAATTGGCAATACAACATTTAGATGCTGATTTTTTTATGATTACTTCTCAAATAGGCTTCTTCTCCAAAGAAAAAATAGAGGATTTCATAAGTAATAACGGGTATCAACAATGCAATGAAGAAATCTGTTCTTTTGAACTCTTTAACAAACAGATATATTACGATGGAAATCTACTTTATAAGTTGTCATGCGAAGATTTGATGGAGAAGTATCTTCTTGAAGAGCATAAACAAATACTTGGATATGATGCATTAAACGCTCCCCTAAAAAAGAACATAATTGAAAACGGATACTACAGAATAGATGAATTTCCCCATATTAAAAATCAAAAATATAAAAATGATTTTTTCAGATTCTTTACAGACAAGGAAATATTCCAAGAATTGTATGAATGCGCAAAGTCTGAAAAGAAAGAAATTACAGCCTTTAGTACCTTATTAAATAGCAAACTTCAACTGCTTAACAGCAAGCTATGTGGATTCTCCGAAGAGCTAATCTCACATTTAACTAATCAAACCTTAATTCATTGGTATATTCTGCTACAAAAACACATTGGAAATGCCATGTCTTTATTAACAGATTCCTCAGTCAATAAAATAGATACAAAACAAATAGTTTATATTATCAAATCTTTATTTGAGTACTATTTAGATGTTGACACAAAAGAAGTTCCTTTCGTTGAATTTACCAGAAACTTAGTTGGAACCACCTACAGTACAGCAGAAAAATATCTCCGTTCTCCTACAATGGGTTATAAAGAAACACCTTTTACTAATAATTGGATAGAAGTAATAGAACTACTGGATAAATTGGATACAGAAAATCCAAAAGTACGGGAGTTTATTCGATTCATTCTTGAAGAAAAGTATCGTCAGAAAAAAGGATTGAGCCATGATTTGCAAACAAAAATAAATGGCTTCATCGCAAAATACCCCTAATCTAACGACATTCCATTTTATAAACTACACGATGGCATATCCTCACACGGTATGCCATTTTTATTTCTATAAATCAAATACTTACCTAAAGCATTCGACTTACTTCTACATAAACCTTTTTTTGCCTCAGAATAAAACTAACGAAATTCAGAATAAACCAGCCATTTTACGGAATAAGCTTATCCCCTGTAAACCTGCACTTTGCCATACCTTTGCATCGTTGAAGTTGCGCAACTCTTCAAATCAAAACGATTAATAATAAAAAATAGAAAACAGATGAAAAAGAAAATCTTTATTCTTGAAGACCCAGAAGAACTGATGATCCAATTCGGTTCACAGGTAAGGAATACTATCAAAGAAGAGTTAGCCGATGCCCAGAAGAGAGCAACAAAAAAATCCACTACTAATACTTATATGAGTAGACAAGAAGTCTGCGAACTTTTACACATATCTTATTCAACTTTACATCGGTGGGTGAACTTAGAGATTCTGGTATGTTACAAAATTGGTAGACGTTCTCTCTTCAAAGCAAAGGAAGTTGAAGCTACTTTAGTCAAATTAAACGTGGGAGGAGGGCTTGGATATGGATACTAAACAACAATCAACTTCTATGCTTGAAATGGTAACTCAAAGTATTAACAACTTTGAGCAAGCTACTCAGCCAACTATACTGCCGACCTCTTCAAGTCCAGAAGAAGTTATAGAACATCTAATCAGTTGCGCTCGTCCCATCGATTTTGATGCGATTGCAAATAATCCGGATGGTAAAAAAGCCAATGTAATACAAAAAACAGTTATAACAATAGACGAATTCAAAAAGATAGCTGACCAAAATAACCGTAATATAACAATTATAAAAGGAGAGATATTCATATATAACGGAGTGTATTGGCAGAATCTTGAAGAAAATGAAGCCAAATATCTTCTAGGAAAAGTGGCAGAAGCAATGAACTATGATTCCATTGATTCACAATTCTATCGCACAAGAGATCGCTTATATAACCAACTGCACTCTGCAGCTTACACCCCAGAAGATTCTTCTGAAACCAAATGTGAAACAGTACTCGTCAATTTCCGCAATGGGACATTGGAAGTGAACGAAACGGGCGCAATTCTTAGAGAACATAGACCAGAAGATAAATTGACCTATTGCCTAAAGTATGATTATGATCCAAATGCAAAATGTGATAAATTTTATACATTCTTAAATCAGATGCTTCCGGATATAGAATCGCAAGTTATCTTATTTGAATATTTGGGATATACCTTAACCAAATACTTAAAACTAGAAAAATTTCTTTTACTTCTCGGGGAAGGGAAAAACGGTAAATCTGTTATCTACGAAATAGTACGAAAATTATTTGGTGAAGAAAATGTATGCAATTTGTCACTAGAAGAGGTTACAAAGGATAAAGGATATTGCAGAATAGACTTGCATAACAAGCTACTAAATTATGGTAGTGACATTGGGGGCAGATAGGACCCCATCGTACTAAAAAAAATGACTTCGGGTGAGCCTATATACGCACGGGCAATTAGAAAGCAGCATATTACGATGTGCAATTATGCTAAACAAATGTATAATGCCAACCAATTGCCTAAAGAAAGCTCTGAATATACCCAAGGATTACTTCGTAGATTTTTAATTCTAAAATTCACTATAACGGTAGAAGACAAAGATGTAAACGTAAACCTTGCTAAAGAAATTTGCGAAACTGACCTCCCCGGCATATTTAATATGGTACTTGAAGGTCTCCAAAAAATTCTCAAACAAAAACGTTTTTCCCCATGTGCTGCTTCCGACAAAATCTTAAACGAATTTGTAGAAGAAGTAAATCCTCTATCCGAATTTCTCGAATATGAAAATTACACTCATAGTACTAAGAGCTATATGGCGTTAAAGTTTCTGTATGACGAGTATGCCAACTTTTGCTCACGCACTCGTACTATTCCAGTTGGTTATAAAGTATTTTCCCGACTACTTAAACAACAGAATTTTAAAGTAGAAGCTATCGGTGGAAAAGCACGGCAAGTATTTATAGAAAAACAAAATTAATAACTTAAATCGTCATTATCGTAATAACCACAGTATGGAGCATTACGATAATGACGATAATAAATGATAATCTTGAATATGGAAAAAGAATATCGCTATTCTTTAGATAACAGAAGGGGCGCTAATTTCATACATATTTGCCCCAACTGTGGAAAACGTGAGTTTAAAAGATATATAGACAATACTACAATGGAATACATTGCAGAAGATGTAGGAAAGTGCAATCGACTTATCAAATGCGGTTTTCATAAGCCCCCTAAAGTACATTTCCAAGAACATCCAGAAGAAAAAACAAAAAGGAATGAACTATACAGAAAAAAAAGGCAGCCAAAATCCCCAATTAATATCAATGAAAAAGACTATGATATAATTGATGAAAAATACGTTAAGTTATCAATGTGGAATAAACGATACATTAACACATTTACCATATGGCTTTTCAAATTAATAGGAAATAACCCTCATTATGGCATAGGAGTAATCAAAGACGTTGTACAAAAATACGATTTAGGTGGTTCGCATAGAATCAATGGAGCAGTAGTTTTCTGGCAGAGAGATTATAACAACCAAATACGTACAGGAAAAATTATGCTTTATAATCAACGAACAGGAAAGAGAATCAAAGATGAAAATAGACCTAATATGATAAACTGGGTTCATTACTACCTAAAGAAAGAGCATAGGTTAAAAGCAGATTTCAAACTAAAGCAATGTTTCTATGGAGAACATCTACTTAAAAAATATCCTAATGCGATTGTTGCTGTCTTTGAAAGCGAAAAAACAGCCATAGTAGCCTCCATAATATTTCCGGATTTAGTTTGCATCGCAAGTGGAGGATTAGGAGGATTGAATTTACAAAAATGCAAGGTATTAGCCCACAGGCATGTTATTTTCTTTCCCGACTTAGGATGTTACCAGCAATGGAAAGCTAAAGTTGAAGATATATCCAAACATATCTTCTTTGCAAGCTACTCTATAAACGACGTATTAGAGAATAATGCAACTGAAGAAGAAAGAGCTGGTGGGTTAGACCTATGCGATTACATCATTAAATCATTAACTAACAACAACTAACCATATTATTAATTTATTTTTTTTAAGTTATGAACAACAAAAGTAAATCAAAGAGTGAGAGCATTCAAGAAATTCTATATGTACTGTGCAAAGAAAAGGTAGCACGGTGTTACTCAATAGACAGTAATTGTGATTTTTTACCTCTGAGAAGAAAAACGACAAAGAGACTGCATGGCTCTTCAATATCTTATCCGATAGATTATCGATTCCTAACGGAGAAGTTATAGAAATGTCGGACACAAACATCACAATTTGGTCATCTAAGAGTTTTAATTCCATATTGAGGGTCTTATTAAACAAAAAAGAGCCAATATATCATATAAGCACATCACCAGAAGAGCCTACCGAGGTAAAGATATTAAAGTGGTCAGAGTATAAACTACTGCATGAACCATGTAAAAGACCACATCTGACTACAAAAAAACGATTTGCTTTTTATGCCTCATGGTTTCAGAGAATCTTGTCAGCATAGTAAGTTTAATACTTATTTGGAAGAATCCAAAACGATAACTCGGCTTACTTAGAACACCGCTAAAAGCCGAAGTCAAAATATTACTACGAGAAAGAGCTGGGCTATTCATAGTCTGGCTCTTGCTGTATTCGCTCTAACAAGTTGGGTTTTGGAATTCAATTAGGCAACTTTGCTAATAAATATTATAAAAGTTAATATGAGCAATTTAGACAAGACAATTACATTTGACACAGTTAGATTCGTTACTTATAGTGAGTATATATCCGATGTAAATGATGAATTCTTTGATAATGATATAGACTTAGCCAGTGGAGAAGCAAGAAAAGTAGAATTTCATTCTCGTAAACACACAGATATAATTCCTTTTCAATTGTATATTAGAGTGAATTACAAATCTAAAAGAATGACGATAGAGTTCTCATCTAAAATATTATTCAAAGACTATCCACTATTAATCTCCGCACAAACATTTCGGCAATGCTTACTCAACATTGAAAACCTTAATATTTGCAAATTAGATATTGATAAGATTATTGAGAACTGTTATTTCAATAAGCTACATATAACCAAAGATGTAGATTTAAAATTGACTAGTGAAATTCTTGATAGACTCAACCAATATAATGGAGAGTATAGACGATATAAATGGCACAGATACACAGATGGAATTTTGTTCACTAAAGATGTAAAAGCCGTAGATTGCAGAGAGTCAATAACCATTTATAATAAAGAAGCAGAAATTTCATTATATAGGAATAAGACATTCCTAAAGCAAACAGGTGCGGAGCAATCAATCCTCAACTATTTTCAAGGTAAAACCCGATTTGAGATAAAATTAGAGAATAAAAGAAAAATAATGAAGGAGTTAGAAATCTCCAACACAGATTTCCATTCAGTAATGAACACTAACAAAAACATCTTACTATCTTTATTCAACAAGATATTTGATGCAGATACCTCACATAAATCTAATACCATACAAATAAACAATATTGTAGACTATGGATTATGGTGCATTATCCGTTATCACAAATTCGATTTGAGAAGCATTGAGCAAGAAATTAAAGATATATCTCTTTACTCAAACAAGACCAAAGGAGCGTTAGGTAAACAAATGAAGAAAATCAAAGCAATGATGCAGACTTTTCTTAATCAAGAACATAATGCCGATTTTATCCTATCCCAAATTAGAGATAAAATAAAAAATTGATACTTAAATTGAATAACATATGACAGAAACGTCATATAAAGAATATTGCAGAAATTCTTTATTTAAAGTGATTTACAAAGAATAAAGAATTGATTTATAGAGAAATACTATTCAACAATCCCTATCCTCTATTTCTAACCACTTTAAGTATCCATGCTGTATGACAAGATATGACGCCTCGTCATAATATGCAAAAACGGAACAATTCTTGAAAATGTTTATTAGACAATGGATGTAAAATTATAAACAGAATCTAATGAAAATATACATTTCAGGACAAATTACAGGATTAGGAGTAGAGGAAGCCAAAGCTAAATTTGATAAAGCAGAAAAAGCACTGACTGTACAAGGATATATCCCTATTAACCCTATAAAAGTTAATACACCGATTGAGGAAAAGACATGGAAAGAGTATATGCTGGATGATATAAAACTCCTATTTGACTGCGAAGCTATCTTCTTGCTTAACAACTGGCAAGCCTCCAAAGGAGCAAGAATAGAATACTTAATAGCCAAAGAAATAGGAATGACAATCCTTATGGAAGCAGAACAATAAATTGTATAAGAACTATAATATATTGAGTAATATTTAAACTGTAAATACATGAATAAGAAAGAATTAACAAATGCTATTGCGGAAAGAACAGGATTAAGCAAGTCTGAATCAAGAAAAGTGCTAAATGCAGTAATAGAAATCATTACCGAAGAAATGGTAAGAAATGGAAGGCTGCTTTTGATTGGTTTTGGAACGTTCTCAGTGAAACAAAAAGCTGCGAGAAAAGGAATGAACCCTAGTACATTTGCTCCGATTGATATTCCGGCTAAAAAGATTGCCAGTTTCAAGCCAAGTATCTATCTGAATTTCCTATTGAATAGAAAGAAAAGAGGAAGAAAAAAGAAAGAAGAGAGGGAGCAATTTACAATACAACGATGATATAATCATAAACAAGCCTCTAGGATATGTAGTGTAACATAGATTTCAAGATTATAAATAGATTATACTTGATATTGTTTGTTCCTATTTGGCAATCTCGTAAATTTACAGCCTAAAAATACAAAGAATATGATTATACCATTTAAGAATCATAAAATATTCGCATTCTCTGATACTCATGGGATGCACTCTCAACTGAGAATACCGTCAGAAGCTGACATCTTGATTTGCGCTGGAGACGGAGTAGAAGGTATAGAAGAACAGGAATTATCCGATTTCCTCAACTGGTATGCTGCTCAACCTGCGCAATTACGTATATTTGTGGCTGGTAATCATGAACTGTTGTTCGATTTATGCCCAGAAGATGCACAATTGCTAACCCCTAAAGGTGTTACATTGCTGGAAGATTCTGGGATAAAGTATGATAATATTCATTTCTATTCTATCACAGCACGCCCGTGGTTACATCATAAACAAGAAATTCCATCGAGCATAGACTTTCTGATAACCCATGGACCAGCAAAAGGAGTACTGGATGAAGGTACTGGATGCTCTTTATTAAAAGATGTGATCGCTAAATACAAACCTCGTAACCATGTATTTGGGCATATTCACTCTTGTGGTAGCCAAATGATAATTTGTCCAAATACAGTTCATTACAACGTTTCTTATTTCGAGAGTCTACTCTAATTCCATAAGTGATATTGAATATCAGTAATCGCTTTGACCTACAAATATAAACATTTATGCCAACCAAAAATACCATACGAAGAAACTATCTAATCATTCGTAGAATTCTACAGAATGATTATCCCAGCAAGCGTACACTGCTCGACTACATGAAACGATATGACGTAGAGATTGGAGAGAGGACATTTCAAAGAGATCTAGCTGATATACGAAGTAATTTCGATATAGAAATCATATACGATGAACAAAAGAATGGTTACTATGCTCAAACAGATAGTACATTCGATTTCGATAAATTGCTGTATTTTATTGGACTAGCTGAAAGTTCTGATATTATTCTCTCCACCGTCAAAGACAGAAACAAACTCCTAGAGTACTTATCTATTAGCCCTACCCCTCACGCAAAAGGAGTTGAGAATATCGGTCGTTTACTGCAAGCAATCCAGAGCCAAATGAGCATCCACTTTGAACATCGAAACTATCAAACAGGCAGATTAAAAGAATATACAGTCTTTCCTTATCTATTGAAAGAGTTTGAAGGAATGTGGTATATGTTTGCCTATGTTGATGAACTGAAAGCTTTTCGCACTTTTGGGCTTGACAGGATTAGTGACCTTATTATTACCGATAATCATTTTCAACGAGAGAAAGTATTGGAGCTGACTGCGGATAAATTCAATCAAGTATATGGGTTAATCTATGAACCGGATAACAATCCAAATGCCCCAATAGAAAAAGTGGAACTAAGATTTTCCGATACTATGTTACATTATCTGAAAGCTCTACCACTACACCAGTCTCAAGCTATAGATGAAAACATTGTCACTTTACACCTAATTATCAATCCGGAATTAGAAAATAAGATAATCAGTTACGGAGAACAAGTAGAAGTCTTATACCCATTATCGCTCAGAGAAAGAATTATAAAACGCTTACAAAAAGCTATATCCCAATACTAACGCTTATGAAAATATGTATAATTAGTGATATTCATGGACTGACAGAATGGAAGAATATTATCAATAAGGAAAGAGGGAATGTGGACAGATTTATCTTTCTTGGGGATTATGTAGATGACAAACATAGTCTTATTTCTCCAGAAGAACAGTTAGAAAATCTACACTCTATACTTGACTTTAAAGAAGAATATACTAACATTGATTTGCTAATAGGCAACCATGACTTACAGTATATCGGAGGTGTGAGAAGCAACCGCTTCACTCAACGGTTATCCGATCTTATACAAGATGAACTTATAGTCCTGATTCGGGAAAAGACAATTCAAGCGTGTGTTTGCTATGACAATTATCTGTTTTCCCATGCAGGTGTAAGCCGTATATGGATGAGAGAAAAAGGAATGCAACATTATACAGATATAAACAATCTGTTTCAAACATATCCATTAGTATTAGATTTCGTCAATAAAATAAACAGCGATGCTGCCGGAAATAATGTCTATCAAAGTCCATTATGGATTAGACCAGACTCTTTAAGTAAATCCGCACTCCCTAACTACCATCATGTAGTCGGACATACCAGAATAAAGGAGATTAGCATTATAACACAGGAAGAAAGTAAGTTGATATTTACAGACACTCAACTACAACAGTATCTAATTATCGACACTGATAACGAAGTTGAAGAGATAAAGCAGAATTGAGAAATTAAGAAAATAATATCATAACCGTTACAGCAATGTAGCGGTTATTTTTTTCCAGATAAATGTAATATGAAAAAAATCATCCGAGCACCGACTGAAATTGTCGTACCCATAGTCTTAGCTTTGCAAGCAAAACTGGATTAAAAATCAGAATCAAGAGAAGGGAAAAAGTCTGCTGGAGAACAATCAAAATCCTTTGCAATAAGATAGAGTTGATGTACACTATACTTGGTATCAGAGTTTTCACTCTCTACTTGTCCGATAAAACCAGCAGAACAGCCAAGTATCTCTGCCATACCACGCTGAGACACTTTCAATTCCTTCCTCTTTTCTCTAATTCTATTAATGACAAATAGATCAATATCTGATTTCATAAAACCATGTTTTTGAATTTGTAAAGTTGAAAAAAAGATTTATCTTTGTGCTTAGAAATACTAAGCAATAAAGCTTTTAGAGATTATGAGTAAGAAAATAGTAAAAAATGGTTGGGTGTATAACTATGATGTATCGAACGAATACCGTAGAAAATACGACTGCGAACTCACAGATGTTCGTTATGTGTTAGGGGAGCAATTCGATACGGATAAACAGAATGTATTGATTTGCATCGGTATTAATCCCAGCATGGCAATGCCAAATTTCCTTGACCCAACACTTAGGAGAGTGCAGGACTACGCAAAAAGAAGCGGTGAATATAGAGCATGGTATATGCTGAATGTCTATCCCCAAAGAGCGACCAATCCGAACAACATGGATACGGACCATACTTACGACATAGAGATTCATTTGCGCAATCTTGCAGTCATAGAAAAATTGTTGTCTACCATTGAACAGGCAGATGTGTGGTGCGCTTGGGGTGCGGTTATTGACGATACAAAACGGACATATTTGTCTGATCTGTTATTCGGAAACGAAGATAAGAACATACAAGGTATAATCAGCCTGTTCAGTGGAAGCTATCATTTCAAAGCCTACGGAGTTACCACGAAAGGCTATCCTAAACACCCTCTTCTGATAGGGAAAGAAGCAAAGTTGAAAAACTTAAATGAAGTAGGATTGAAAGGATTATCAGATAGAATTACTAATAAAATAAAAAAATAGTATTATGAAATTGAAGTATTTATTGGCTACTTGTACAGCCTTTTTTCTTGTATCTTGCAGTAATGATGATGAACTGTCCCAACCGCCACAGCACGGTGATATTGTGGGGTTGAATATCAAAGATGCAAAGTATATCTATACAAGTGGAACTAATACCCGTTCTTCTTCTGCCCAATATCGACAGATTAAGAAAGACGGTAGAGACATGGAATTATCGTGGATTGACAATAAGGGTGATACGATTAGAATAAGCGGTTCATTTTCAATATGGGATATTAATAAAAAGTATCTGATGTTTACAGGCGGGAACATCAATTACAGACCAACGTATGACGAAGATGGCTTCTTGCTACCGAACGAAGAGAGAATAGGCGGATATTCCTATCTTGTCGATAAATCCACAGAAGCGATATATGATTTAGGTGCAGGACTAAATGGAGAGAATGCCGTAACAGACAATAAGGGAAATATCTATGTCATGGCTAACATGGAAAACAATATGGGTGGAGGAAGACTTTATAAAATTCATACACAGGATATTTCTAACTTAAAGTTAGAATTGTATGCAGATAATTCCCTTTCTTTTGTTGTCAACAATAAGGGAACTTGTTTCTATGGTTACAGATATATCCGTCCGTCGTATGGTACGCAGCAGTTTATCATTTCTAATTTTATCCCCCACACAGAATATGGAAATGCTTTTGTATCTCACGACAACGAAGATTTATATCTCACTGCTGTTAGTGGAGAACATGAATCTTACAAACTTGTAGTTAGCAAGCTAAATGAGAATAAAGAACTCCAAAGTCAAATTATGGCAGAGACGGAATCTCTTGATTATTTGGGAAGACCACAACCCAATGATATACAAGTGAAATGGAATGAACGCAGGGCTACAATGCTGATAAATTATTATGGTCGCACTTATGAATATCAGTTTGCTACAAAGGCATTGACAGAAGTTTCAGCTAATTTGAATGGATTTTTTACCACCGGTCGTTCCACTTATGTCACAACAAATGCTTTATATGCACGAAAATCTGTGGATAAATTGGATATTATAGCATTGGAGGACTACAGTATCAAGGAATTGGACTTGTCAAACAAAGGCATTGATTTTCGTTCCATTTATACAATGGAGGGTTCGGATTTGCTATATTTTGCAGGTTTTCAATATAGTACAAGCCAATCTGTTATCGGAACGATTGATATAGACGGTAATGTGGAAATTACGGAATCAACGCCTAATCCTATTACCAACATCGTACAGATAAATTAAGATCGCATACAACAAAAAAGAAATTAATATCAAGGAAAATATGAAATTTAGAATTCTATTTTTTATTTGCATTATAATATCATCAGTTGATATAGCTAGTGCGCAGAATCTTGTGACTAAAAAAACTTATTGGGATTGGGGGAATTCCCGTTTACATGAGTCTTTTACTGTAATTGCGGGTACTGGAACAAGACATGGTTCCTATAAGGAATACGACAGGAATGGAATGTTACTAATCTCCGCAAACTACAATCATGGAGCTTTACATGGATTATGTATCGAATATTTCGGAACACCCGAAAAATATATTTCTAAATCCACAAACTATCTAAATGGGAAAAAGAGCGGAGTGGAAAAGAATTATAATTTGGGAAGTAGTGGGCACTATCTCTTGGAAGAATGTATATATAAGGAAGATGAAATGATAGAGAAAACATCCTACTACACGGATGCCAAAAATAGAGGGCAAAAGAAAAGCCATGCAAAATTAGTAGATGACAAACAATATAACACAAACTGGTTTCAAAACGGACAAATAGAATACAAAGGAATACTTCAAGTGACACCGGGAAACTATGGAAATATAACAACTCCAATTCAGTATACCAGATATAGCGAAACGGGCATATTAATTGAGAAACTAGATGATAATATCATTTCGTTTTATGCGGAAGATGGCAAAACTATCACACAAAAAGAGAACCTAAGCACAGATGTGATAGAATGTTATGATAATGGTGCTTTAACCAAATCTATAAAAGTTCTGAGAGAAGCAGGAAATGAATATACTTCGTTATCTTTATATAAAGATAACGAAGTATATTCTAAGAAGATAGTAGATCAAAATGGAAATGATGTGGAGCAATTAAGAAAAGAAAAGCTATTAGAACTTCAGTATGATTCCTTATATAACAAGCTGCAAGAAATTCTCCCTACAAAAGTTTCCATGAATATAAAAGAAATGGAGTTTGTTCGTCCTGACGTAGTATATTGTAGAAAAGGATTATATGAGAGTAGTGGAAAATCCTCGGCTTTAGAGACTGCGGTTAAAATGCATAAAAAAGAATTAGATGATGTTATTCGTCTACGCAATGAATATACGGAAAGAGGGATTAAAGAAAACGATGGAAAATATCATAAATCGATAAAATTAATAAGTGAATACATTGATAAAATCAATCGAGATTTCATGCAGAAGTATGACACTTTATCTATGATGAAAAAAATGGTAGAACAGATTTCTGACGACTTACAATGCGTGGAATGTTCTTACACTTATTATAGAGGTCAACAAGGGTATAAAGATAATGTGCCCAAAATACACAAGAATGCTTACAATGCATATCTTGCAACAACTGAATACCTTACTTTAAGCTTGGAGGGTAAAAACTTGAGCGAGACGTTGGCTATACTCCAACAGTATGCAACTGTTAGTTCCAAAATGAGGAAATGGTATAGCAAGAAAATTACTCCTATTGAGAAATTATTTAAAAAAGCAGAAACTTCCGAAGCTAAATTGGATATTTTCTTGAATAATGATGTGGAATAAAAAACATTTGTTCTCATGTAATGAAATATAAATCAAAGTATTACATACTAACTACGAACAAGAACCGCTATAATGTCAAGTTGTAGCGGTTTCTTTTTTTCGAGAGTTACGTCGTAAAATGACGTATATGTCTTAGTTACTTTGCTCACACTAAGACTAAATAAGAAAAAGAATATGAAAAAATTGGGTATATTCAAATATGAGTATGTAGGTGAGAGAGCCATACAATCCGGTTTCACTGAATTGGATAAAATTACATTCGGATGGAAAAAAGGAGAATTAATTGTGATTGGTGGACGCCCAGCAATGGGAAAAACAGCATTGGCAATATCCTTGCTGAGAAATATCGCCATCCTTAATAGAACCCCTATTGCTTACTTTAGCCTCGAAATGTCCACTGTTCAATTCATGAATCGTTTTTTATCAAATGTAAGCAACGTGGAAATAAATCATGCAGAATTGTATAGTGAGAAAGAACAAGCCTTATTGGATGATGCAGAAAAAATTATAGAAGATGCACCTATCTTTCTGGATGATACACCAGCGTTATCTATACAAGAACTTCGCACTAAGGCATCTCGCCTTGTACGAGAACATCAAGTTAAGCTAATTATCATTGACTATCTCCAACTGATGAATGCAAGTGGCATGAGTTATAGCAATCGTGAAGAAGAGGTTAGCGTAATTACTCGTTCACTCAAAGCATTGGCTATGGAATTGAATATTCCTATCATTGCTCTCTCTCAGTTAAATCGTAGAGAAAACCGTGAAGGCATTGATGGAAAACGTCCTCAATTAAGTGATCTACGAGAATCCAGAACAATTGAACAAGATGCAGATATGATTTGCTTTATCCATCGTCCAGAGTATTATAGGATATTCCAAGATGAAAAGGGAAACGATTTGCATGGCATGGCTGAAATTATTGTAGCCAAGAATCGTAATGGAAAGATGGAAGATACTCTATTAAAGTTTTCCAGTCAAATTGCACGTTTTGATAACATAAGCTGATAATATACTCCAATTAGAAAGCAAGCTACAATGAAAGTGAAGTCTTTTAAGTTTAAGGTTATTAGAGATAGTGAAAGTATCATCTTGTCACTAAACTTCTCTGATTTATCTATTGAGATTATTCGCCAGTTAATTAATAATTCCATCAAAGTGGAAGCAAACAAAGAGTGTAAATTACTATTTATTGGGAATATAGACTGCAAATTAGAATTAGAAGATATATATAACCTTGCTAGCCTTATACAATCAATTGTAGGTAAAACATTAGTGTGGGATATTATTAATGATACACCCAAGAATGATGAACCGGAAGATTTGGCAGGCTACTTAATTATAGCACCAAATTAAACCACATTAGTTATGGTCTCTTAGCTGGTCTTCCATAGAAGAGGGGGTACACAATCCCCTCAATCTATATTTCTTCATATAAATCACATATAATAGAAAGAGCACTTAAGGACTACGAGATTCTTGAATGGCAAATCACTTTAAATCATTTGTGCTTCTGCTGTAAACTGAATCCTAAAAATAATCAAAAGATATATTGGAAAATATTCTCGAATTTTCAAGTGGTCCCCGAAACGGTCTCCGTAAAAAATAAGCCCTCGAAAGTGCTTGACTTTCAAGGGCTTTAAAGTGACAGTTGAGGTTCCTGGCGGATTTTGTTAAAGCTTGAGCCTCAATTTATATAACATTGCTTTGTTCTACTTTTGTTCGATTGAGATACTTTATTGGCTTTCTATTTAACCAAATTGTCATCCTCTTTTTGAGAAAGAAGAATCTGAATAGTTCTTTCTTTCTCTTCTAAAATTTTTTTTAGATATATATTTTCCTGGTATAAACTCATGGTTTCATTTTCATCTTGCACAGTTTCTTCCTTTTGGGGAGTATCCCACTTTACATCCCTATCAAAAAAGTAATCAATCGGAAGTTGAAAAAAGTCAGCTATTTTTTCTAGATTGCCCGCTCGGACATTGCTTCCTTTAATTATACTATCTAATCCTACAGGAGTTATATCAAGGTAATCATATAAATCCTTTTTCTTTTTTCTCCTTTCAATTAGTAAATCAGTGATTCTTTGACCTTTAAACATATTGTTATTTATATTGATTCTAAATATATAATGTACACATTAAATAGTTTAATGTATTCTTTGTATTATGCAATAAATACCTTAAGTTTGCGATATAAATTTAAAACTAAAAATTAGATTGACAATGGAAAAAGAAGGAAAAATAAAAAAAATGGGGCCTAGGGACCAATTTGGTTTATTATCCAAGGATGACAAAGTTAAGTTTCGCGATGAATATCTTCTGATGACAGGTATGCCTTATCCAACCTTTTATCAGAAATTGCAAAATGATGGTTTTCGCCCATTAGAATTGCGGGCTTTTAATGACATGATTCAATGTTACATTTCAAATCATAATAACTAAAGCATTACAGATAATATCCCAAATCCCTTCTGTCAAACATAGAAGGGATTATATAAATCATTTCCGGCAGTCGAAGCCCTTGGAAGGAATTTTCTTTACGGACTTTATGCAGGATATTGTTGAAAGGAGATTACGGCGAAAGTCGGAGCACTATCCAGCTGTTTATGATGCGATAATAGGTCATATCAACAGATTTTCTCAATTATATGATTGTGACATATACACTAATTCTGTCACAGAAGAGTTCCTTGACGATTTTATCATTTATCTCCAAAATGAGGGTCTAAGACATAATACTATTGTAGGGTATGTACAAAAAATACAATCTATGGTTCGTAAAGCCTCACAATATAATTATGCAGTGGATACCACATACGATGAAATAAATATGCATGAAGAGGAATCACATGCTGTTTTTTTAAGTATGAATGAGATTGCTCGTATATACTATTATAAATTTATCCATCAGGATAAACGTAGGGCGCGTGAACGTATCAGAGATTTGTTTGTAGTGGGATGTCTTACAGCTCTTCGTTATTCTGATTATTCAACTCTGACAAAGGATAATTTTCAGGATGGCTTCATAATAAAGCGCACAAAGAAAACTAATGTGACGGTCAGGGTTCCAATGCATGATTATGTTCGTGAGATTATAGCTAAATATGATGGGGATATTCCTAGTGGACTTTGTATACAGTATTTTAATAAATATTTAAAGGTAATAATGAAGGAGATAGGGCTAACAGATAAGATTACGTATTCCTATACTGTAGGGGGATTTTTAAAAACCGTAACAAAGGAAAAGTGGGAATTGATAAGCAGTCATACGGCAAGAAGGAGTGCAGCTACAAATTTATATATGACAGGGAGAATGAAAACATTGGAGATTATGAAACTTACTGGTCATCGTAGTGAGCAAAACTTTTTTCGGTATATCCGGCTCACTCAGGATGATACAGCAAGGTCGATCAGCGGAGATAATTTTTGGAAAAAATAAGTTTTAAAGATAGAAGAGTACAGTTTAGGTAAGCCGCCTTAATCTGCGAAGACGGAAACGGCGAATTTGGGTAATTGGTCTAATGGTAAGATGGACGATTATGTTTGTAGGATAAAGGTTCGAATCCTTTATTACCCACTATTAGTATAGAATAATCAAAACAGAATATAGATGAACGATATACTATTCAAAAAAATAAAAAGAGCAAACAGTAAATATGCTGAATACTTATTGGCTTGCGATAAAGTAGCTAAAGCAGCCCAAAAGCATATAAATTGGAACGATAGCGTAGGTTGTGCCTATATGCCGGGTGACGGTCTTTGCATAGAGATTGAAGCCCATGTTTGCCCAGCTGCAAGATTTTTTGAACTACCTGAGATTATCGGTAATGATATGATTGATGAATACACATATCGAATCAATTGCATTTAATTTAAAAGGGAACATAAAGGAGGAAATATGACATTAGAGCAGATAGTAAAACAAAGTCAAGGGGAACAATATGTTTATCCCGATGTGTTTACAGATAAATGCGGTCTTGATATTATACTTTCCAATGATAAACTTCATGCCGTAAGGTCTTGGGGGTACACCAAAGGTAATCCCAAAAGGCGCGCTACGCTTGAAATTACGACATTCAGAGGCATTTCTTCCAACGCTGTACATTATTACGGAAGGATAAGGATTCAAGGTGTAAATATGGAATGTGACGGAGAACCAGGACATGGTAAAATGATATTTGACAAAAATATCCCATTGGCACATTATATCTATGAACTTGTGCTTAAACGTCCGCTTACTAAGGAAGAAATAGACAAAGATCCAGAACGATGGGGGAATTACTACGATGAAGGTGATTTGACTAACTGTTTTAAAACAATAGAAGATGTCATTGAACTTGCAAAACAAGTCTTTCGGCTACGATTTACTGGTGAGTGGGATTTTTATGTAGAAAGCCCATATAACAAATATAGTGGTAAATTAGAAATTAACGTATAACTATAAAGAAAGGAATAAAATGGAAAATGAAGAATATTTCTGTGCTGATTGTGCAAAACAACTAGAATGTTGGGGACCTGACATCAAATTAGATGACCCTGATTTATATATCCCTATAAACTGCATAGATTATCAAAATATGGATGAGCTTTTTAATTCATAAAAGGATAAAAATGAAGCAAATAGTGATTGGTGATAAGCCTTTAATGCAAATATCAGAAGAGGATATTTTGCAGGTTGCAGTAATTCAAGGATGCTGCGCTCATCCTGACTATTGGAATTATCCAACTTTAACCGAGTATGATAATACCATGTTTAGAGATTCAGTATGGTGCTCATACAAATCTACACGGAAAGAGGATAATCGAGATAGTAGCGAAATTACTTTCTTTTTTAATCCCAAAGATTTGTCCTACCACTATCATAGAGAGTGGTCAACAGAAAAATGGCATGGAGAACGTCTTGGGTTAAATGCAATAAAGTTCTTGATTGAAAAAGGCTATGATGTGCCAATTTATTAATTCAAATATATAAAGAATGGAAACAATTGAGATGAAAGCATTAAGGATTAAGAATATCCTTAATTCACTAGAAGAAAAAATCGAATCTGGTAATATAACAATCAGAGAAGCTGCTATTGAATTGCACAAAGCTGGCTGGATAAATTATATAGACATTGACACAACTAAGAAGCTGCTTGGTTTGAATTAATCAAGGAAAATAAGGAACAAAACATTAATATGTTGAAACTAAATGACATAGAATTTTACAACACTCCTTCTGGAGGTGTTATGGTATCTGTTGAAGGGCAGGAGGCTTTTATTTTATTGCCTACCCACTATGACTTGATATCCATTTTGCATGATTATATTATGCAAAACTATCATGGAGCCTATCTGGCATTATCTTCCCTATATAAAGGGAGTGCTCAGAATCCTTCTTACTATCGTTATCGGATTGTGAGTCGTTTTGCCCGATGTAATTTTGGAGAATACGAAACCAATGTGGTTGATATAAGTAAACACACGTTCCATTTTGAGCAGGTTCATTGCCCGTTACGTGGCGCTGGTGATTGTCAATTGGAAAATGTTGTCTGTAATCCTCAGTATACTTTGCCTTTGACAAAACAGCAGATTAATATCTTCCGTATGTATGCGGATGGACTTAATACCGAACAGATTGCCAAAAATCTTTCTCTTTCGACTAATACGATTGACCGTCACCGTTCTGATATACAATCTAAGCTTGATCTTCATTCCATTACGGAGATGATACTATTCTGGATTAACAATAATTTAAAATAACAACTATGTATTATTCAAACACTTTTGAAGCTGCAATGATTATATGTGGCTATCACCTTTATCGCCTTTTTTACACAGACCGTGCGCGTTATATACGTAAGGCTGAAGGATTTATTCGTATCCGTAGCAAACGTGTGATTGATGGTAAGATCAAGCGTGTCAAACGTCAGATCCGTGTGCGTTGGGATGCTGCCGGTATCTGTTTTCGTGCCAGTGATAACCAGCGTCTTCCGCAGTATGACCTGCCTCTCAAGTCTGTTCAGAATAAAGGATACGATATAAAATCAGGTCAGTTATGTATGTAGATGTAGATCATTCAGGGCTTTTTTCCATAATGGAACTTACCCCTAACGAATTGTACGTTATCAGCGAGGCAATTGTGTGTTATTCTCGGATACAGGATATATCTGCTGATAGTCAGGAAATATCCCGTAGGATAGCAACAGCAATCAGCCGGGAATATGATACAGGCAAGACAACACGTCCTGTTGAAAAAAACAGTAAATAAATTATCAAAGTATTATGATTTTATCCGATAAATCTCAAGGGGTGGACTTCTCTTCGTTTCGTCTGCCGGATAATTATGGAGAATGGATACTTGATACCATCCATGCCATGGGGTTGAAAGAATATACCGAATACGAAGGTAAGGTGTTTTCCGCACTTGACGGTTTACGTGAAGGAAGATGCTTTGATGTCACCCTAGTCCAGGAAGATATGCGTGAAATATTCATCAGGATATGTTGCTTGTATATCCATGATCATCCGCAGGTAGTTTTTAATGATACATATACCCGAATTTATAAACAAGAAAAATATGAACCAGGGAAGTTGGACCAACGCAGAAAAAAGATTTGTCCGCGATAACGCTGGAAAGCTGACTGTAGAGGAAATGGCCTGTCGCATAGGCCGTACTTCTAGCGCAGTCAAAATGTTTCTGATCAGAAACCGGATAGCGGTAGGAACTCAGATTAAGCGGAACATCTTACAGGAAATTTTGAAAATCAAGTTCGTGCACCCGGAGTACTTTAAGCCTACCCGTGCCTTTTATAAGGCGGTAGGTATGTCGCAAATACACTTTTGGGATTTATATTATGGCCGTGTACAAATTACAGAGCCGGAATATGTAGCAATAACCACGCACCTAGAAATTACCCTACAGGAAGCATTCGAGGCGCGGCAATTAAACCTCTTTGAAGGAGAAATAACAGATGAGCAAAATAAGTCAGAATAGCATAGATAAAGTCAAAGCAGCAGTTGATATCGTAGATGTGATATCCTCATTTGTCAGACTGGAGAAAAAAGGACCGGGGTATGTCGGAGTATGTCCGTTTCATAACGATCGTCATCCGTCCATGCGCGTTACTCCATCCCGTCAGATATACAAATGTTTTGTATGCGGAGCAGGAGGGGATGTGTTTGATTTCTTGATAAGACATGAAAATATGTCATTTACAGAAGCTGTATTATGGTGCGCCCGGCGTGCGGGTATACAGGTAGAAGAAACCGAAGTGACCAAAGAGGAGTTGGAAGTACGGAAACATCGTGAAACATTATATATAACAATGGATGCCGCCACCAATTTTTTTCAGTCCCAGCTTCCTTCGGCCGGAGCCTATTTGAAAGAGCGCGGCTACTCTTTGGATAATGGAATTTTGAAAACGTTTCGTATCGGATACGCGCCACAGGGTAACAAGGCTTATTCCCATCTCACTTCATCCGGATATATGACACAAAATCTTGTTGAGGTTAATGTAGTGGCTAAAGGGGATTATGATTATTACGATGTATTCCGTGACCGTATAGTTTTTCCATTTCTAGACATGCAGGGTAGACCGGTGGCATATAGTGGCCGCATAGTAACTCCCAACAAGAAAGTAGGGAAATATGTCAATACTACCGACACACCGCTATTTAATAAAGGGAAACACCTTTTCGGACTGTATCAGGCTTATCGTTTCATCAGCCAGGTGGGCTATGTGTATCTGGTGGAAGGGCAGTTCGATGTCATGAGCCTGTACGCAGCAGGTGTGAAAAACGTTGTTGCCGGTTCGGGAACGGCTCTGACAGATGATCAGGTGAAATTGATTTCCCGTTATAGCAACAAAGTCGTACTGGTATACGATGATGATGAAGCGGGTATCAAGGCATCCATGAAAAATTGTGAGACAATGCTTCGTGCAGGGCTTAACATTAATTGTGTACGTCTTCCTCAGGGTAAAGATCCGGACGATCTGGCCAGGGAGAAAAAAGAGCAGACTTTGGCATGGCTGAATAATAATACGGCCAGCTTTGTAACTTATTTCTGTAACATATTTCTTCCGGAGAAAATAGAGGACCCAGTAGAGAAAGAAGAAAGATTGGCATCTGTCTGTCGGTTAGTGGCATGTGTGGAATCAGAAACTCTCCGTCTGGATTATACCAGGAACCTGGCACGTCGGTTCTCACAAGAACCGGATGTAGTAGACCGTAAGATTCGTCAGATGCGTTCCAATATGCCGGAAACTCCAACAGTTGAGACACTAAAACCGGGTGTATATGGTCTTGATGTACTCCCGGCTTTAGTGACGGAGCGTACCAGCATTCATGTATCAGCATCTTTTGATGAATTCTTGGAAAATTATGAGACGGTGCCTCAGATATACTTTCATGAAAGTCTGTCTATGGAAGATATTCAGAAGGTACGCCGTGATTGCCAGTTACTGGATGTGTCCGCTGATGCTCTTGTAATTTCTGCTACAGGGGAGGAGAGTACCACTATGGCAGCTTTGGCCGACTGCTACAGAAACGGAGTCACCAACATTTCCGTACTTGTTCCGGGAAGCGATATCGCGTCTATCAACAAGAAAAAACAGTCAGACGATTATATTGAGGAGGAACAGCCGGATGAGGAATGGATATTCATCAATGCCTATGTCTTTAAGTATAACCAGTTCCTTAATCGCTATAAGCCGGTAGACCGTACACCTTACCTTCAGCGTTGTGCCGATTTGATAGCCTGCACAGAAGAATCCGTTCGTATTGTCAACTTCAGTAAGTTTACAACATGGATGGAGCTAACCAAGACTGATCTAAATACATTGCTGAAACCGTACTTGGCAAAGCGAAAATCAAGGGTTGCTATCAACGCACAGCGTGATGATCAGGAAGAAGGGTTCTATGATCCCGATATCATTCCTGATTATGTCGAATCGAATCCCGTATATCAAAAGATGCTGGATGATTACCAGTTCTATCCCCGTCTGAACCGTAACGGGGAACCTGTGGCTTATATCTTTACGAATAATAAGCAGGGAGGTACTTTGGTGGGAGATTTTTTTATGGAACCGCTAATTCATATTGTCAGTGACAAGGATGAGGACAATAAACGTATAGTGCGTATCAATCGCCGATATTATAAGAAACCTATTTATCTAGAAGCACCTTCCAAATGTTTTCTTAAAAAATCAACCATTGAGGAAAGACTGATCATGCTGGAAGCTGTCAACTTCAGTAATGGAGAAGAAAAGCATTGGACAAAGATCCGCGAATGGATGTCCCGTAATTTTGTGTCCTGTAAAGAAGTCCGTACTTATGGGAACCAGCAGCCCGACGGATTCAGCCGGGACCAGTCCACTATGTTCTTTGCGTTTGCCAATGGTATATACCATGAGCAGGACGGACAGTATCGTTTTGATCCTGTCAACGAACTGGGTGTGGCAACTCATAACAACGAAAACTGGTATCTGCCGGCTTTCTCCCAATTATATATGAATTCGGACATGAAAGAGAAATATGAAGTAATCAGTAACCTGCTTTATAAGGATATACCTGTTGAGAAACAGTGCACGTTCCAACGATGGGCGGATCTGATGAACCGGGTGTATCAGCTTAATGATAATGGGAAATGGGCTATCATGTTTGCTTTGATGTGCCCGTTCCGAAGTAATATCCATTGCATAGACCGTTTGTTTACAGCTCCATTTTTCATGGGGCCTATGTCTTCCGGAAAGACACAGATTGCAGTCAGCATCCGGTCGCTGTTCATGAATCCGAAAGTTCCATTGACCAATCTTCCTTCTACTACTTACGCAGGTCTGTCTTCCATGCTGGCCATGTTTCGTGACGTTCCTGTTGTTTTAGACGAGTATAACAACAAGGAAATAGAGGATAAGGTGTTTCAGTTTTTGAAAACCGCCGTATATGACGGTGATGGAAGACAGAAGCGGAAAGGAACTACGGGAAAGGAAATAGAGGTTGAGAAGATATATGCTCCCATTATTATTTGCGGCCAGGAAACACCGCAGCGGGATGATAACTCGTTGATGTCCCGTATCATTGTGTGCGAGGTGCCAAAACCTGCCAAGGAACGTACTCAGGAAGAGGTGAACTTGTTCAATGAATTGAAAGATATAGAGGAACGTGGTTTGTGCAATGTGCTGCTGGAGATACTGAAGCTTCGTCCGTTGGTAATGGACAATATCCGCAGGCTTAAAACTGAATGTTACAAGGAACTGAAATCGCAGATGCTGGCTCATGGTGAGATAGACCGTCTGATGAAAACAGCCTCTCTGTTTCTTGCCATGTGCCGTTTGGTGGAAGAATATACGGATCTGAAACTGCCTTTTACATACAAGGATTTTTTCAAAATAGCTTGCGACAAAATTCAGTTCCAGGTGGATCTGATTTCACGTACAGACAAGCTGGCTACATTCTTCAAGGCCATGGATGTTATGATAGATACCAAGGCATTGGTTCCGGGCCGTGACTTTGATTTCGATTATCCTCCGAAGCTTACTCTGATCGGACCGGGAAAATCATCTATTTCTTATCCTGTGCCTGACGGAACGTGTGTCATGTATATCCGACTATCTGTGATTTATGCCCAGTATGACCGCAGTTCCTTTAACCGGGAACAGTCTAGTCAGTCTACCATTGAGCAGAATCTTCGTTCCAATGCCTGTTATATAGGTCCTATGGCAGCTCATCGTTTCAATTGGAAGGAAACGGAAGAAGTACCCCGTGGAGAGCTGGAGAATGAAGGCAAGGATATTCCGGAAGAATATATAGCCCAAGGCAGCGATACCATGATGGTGCGCCGTGTCAAATCTCTGAATAAGAATACAAGCTGTATCGCATTGAATTACGACATACTGGCTTCTATGTATGGTCTTGATTTGAAACGCAACGAAACACCAAGAGAAAAAAATATGCAGGATCCCGAAGTGGAACGCCTGCCATTCTAATAACCAATAAAAAATAAAATTATGACTACAAGTATTATTGCAAGAGTGAACAACGTGGATATTATGTCTACACGTGATGAACAATTGGTTCCTGTTAGACCTATTTGCGAAGCATTAGGAATAGACTTTGCTTCACAAACAGTAAAAATTAAAAATCATTATTTGTTAGCTCCAACCGCAGTGCTCTGCACAATGGTTGGAGCTGATGGGAAACAGCGAGAAATGTTCTGTTTGCCTATGGAATATATTTTCGGATGGCTATTAACTATTAATCCCGCTAATGTGGTTGAAGAGAAGAGACAAAATCTTATGGCTTATCAAACGGAATGTTATAAAGTGTTATTTGAACACTTTAGTGATGCTAAAACATTTCTAAAGCAGAAACAAGCGATCATAGAAAAGAAAGTGATGGAATATCAGGATTGCCAGCGTCGTTTTAAAGATGCCCAGAAATTAATGAATAAGGCTAAAGCCGAACTTAATCAAGTGATGAAGTATACTATTGAAGACTGGAGGGAAAACAACAGGCAACTCAATCTTCCATTTGCTATATAATCAAAAGAAATAAGTATGGAAGCAAAATTTAAAATCGGGGATTCTTTGGTTATAGTTGAGGATTCTAATGAAACGAGAATTGGTAAAAAAGTAGTTGTCATTGATGTGTTTCATTACAATCGGATGAATAAGTCAAAAGTATCAGCTGTAGAAAAATGGGAATACAAAGTGACGGATGGTGTTAAGTCTTTGGGCTGGATTGATGAATGTTATTTGGATTATTATAAATAAGTAGTAATATAGATATTGCATTTCACAATCTATAATTTGAAATTTTCCCAAAAACACTTGCATAGACTGATTTTAATATTTAGATTTGCAGTGCCAAATATCATCAATGTTAGTCATTGTCGCTGTGGCAGCGGTTAATTGCTCACAAATTGTTGGGCTTTTTTTATGCCTATATATAACCATTTTCGTGAGTTTACGAAAATGATAAAGATACTGTAGAAGTGCAACTTTTGTTTGCAAAAGTTACGGCTGTCTTTCCCGATTACTTTTCTGCTCCGGCAGTGACTGTGATGGTGTTTGGCGACACGGGAAATGGCAGCCGTTCTTTTTCTGCCTAAAACGCCAAATACCATCACAAATGATGAGAAACGAACTTGTACTATCCGCAAAGTCTGCGGAACATTCAGCCTTTACTCTATGGCTGAATTCTGAGAACGCACTGTTCTCAATGGTCATGGAATCTTCCATAAACAATCTTCAGATGTTATTGATGGGCCATGCCTGTCTTTCATTTTCTGCGCTGATATGTGCCTCATGTGTGTCCGTGGTTCCTGTATTGCTCTGCCTTCCATGGTTTGCCACTTCATTGTATTTATGCCTGAAAGGAGGTCTGCGATGAAGACTGACATATTAAAACTGGCTGAAGAAACATCTGGTATGCCTGAAGATAATTTCTTTACCATCGAAGGTGTCAAACTCACCGATGAAGCGGTGGATCTCCTCTATGATTTGCAGGACGATGATAACAGCAACATAGAAAGCCTTCTCAATGGTATATATGAAGTGGAAGAGATAGTTCTCAATCCTGAAGCTGGCGCTTCCTATGGTGAACGTCTGGTCATGATGCAGACTCTCCGAGATATCCGCCATTTGCTGGATCTGCTTAAAGTCCGTTCCGCACCCGGTCATTGATTGCATTCGCATGGCTTCAGACATGCGGCAGATCATTTATCTTAATACAATAGGGAATATGGTAAAAAATAATAATACCGTATTCCCTGTTCTTTTATAATAAAAATCCCCCGGACCCCCTTATTTTAAAGAAAACATAGACACACGCATTTTTGCACGTAGAATTTTGCAAAAAACACGACCAACAGACCAACAGACCAACATTTCAAAAATATAAAAATAGCCTTTAAAATGTAACTATCTCATTTATAATATAATATATATAATTTATAAAGTAATAATATATATATAATATGTGTTGGTCTGTTGGTCGTTGTTGGTCGTAGTTGTTTTTTGTTGGTCGGACTGTTGGTCTTCCGTTTTTAGGCATTTGTCAATAATTCAGTAAAAACGAGGGTAAACTATACCTTATGTTGGTCGTGTTGGTCGCTGACCAACAATATAAATATATAAGGTATAGTTTGTTTATTGACTGAAAATCACTAACTTTGCTTTATACTAATAGCCAATTGTTGGTCTGTTGGTCTGTTGGTCGCAAAAATAAGAACTTTCAACTAAAAAAATAAAAGTATGATCACTACCACAATTAACATCACTCCCTATTTGGCGGAATATTTGCGCGGAAAATATGCCTCAGGTTCAAATGACCCGATAAATATTCCCGACAATTCAGATCTGTATCATGTGATATGGAATTATATGTCCCGTCGTCCCAGTAATATGCCGCATACGGATGGCAATATTGTATTGGCCTTGCCTAACCGGCGCGAGGGAAAGAATCCCGAAGTGTACAACTATCTGTCCGCGCGTGCGGTGACGTATATAGAACTTGCCATCCGTCGTGAGTTCAACGAGGAGCTGCACGCCACCCTGTTGGATAATGACCAGCGCGGACACCTGTTTGACAACAATGCCGTTGTCTATCAGTTTCTGTGTACTTATGGCATCGAATCCGTATCTGAAGAAGCACTGTTGAAGAACTATTATCGGTGGCGTGAGAACTTACGTAAACGGAAAGCCCGGCGCGAAAGAAAGAAGGATATGATACAGGTTATCTAACATGGTTAAATAATATTAAATCAGCAACCGACTAAGTGTATCGTTTTGTCCGTTTTGACGGTAAAACTGTCCGCTATATGGAGGTAAATGGCGAACTCGTTAATTATCAAAATGTTATGAATCAGCGAAATAAAGAATTCTCTATTGTCGTTACTTTTGTCCCCTTAGGTGGTATGAATCAGGAACAATATGTTTTTCTGGCCGAGGAGTTTTCATTTGAGCCCGTGGCTTCGGACAATGCTTCGGGAACTAGTTTCAATTGTGACAAGGAACTTGTCATATCACGTCCTGATAGCAGTATATTGAGGGAGTTTTCCATCTTCCGTTCCGGCATATTGTATTTTCGTGATACTTCCGGTAACAGCTATGGGGTTGGAGATGCTGACATTCCTGCCAGAGTGTGCCTGTCTCCCCAGCTTAATTCGGCACGGCTTACAATGAAGTGCACCATGCTGAAACCGCCCGTCTTATAGTCTTTTTTATATATATAAGGTATGGATATTTTTGTAAAAACAAAAAAATAGAATGACACAGTCACAGAAATATCTTCAGCAGCTTCTCTTATCCCGACAAGGATTGCTCATTACGGCAGAGGGTTACGCCTCTGTCGTAGCTGAAGCATTCCCTAATGTTCACGATTCCGATTCAGCGGAAAAGGGACATGCTGATATGCTGTATACCGAGGTGATTTCCGGTGCCTTGGATTTATGCTCCTCTCAGGTCCGCATGGCTTTTCCTGACAAGGATATCAGCATTGTTTCCGATTATGCTTCTGAAGAACTTCCCGATAACAGTATTGCTTACTATCCCGTGTTCGGTGTAATCACATCAAACAGTTGGTGGCGTTTTTCCAGCAAACAGTTTGAGAAGGATCTGCTGGCATCCGAATCCAATCCTGCGATCATTGCACATTTTGTTCATATAGACAGTCCGGGAGGCGAGGCATTTTACATGGACCGCCTCTCCGAGACTATGAGAGACTTGAGTAAGCCGGTGGTTGTTTTGGCCGAGCGCGTATGTGCGTCTGCCGGTTATCTCATCGCCTGTCATGGCACTAGAATTTTTGCCGCTACCGGTTATGACAAGATAGGATCTATCGGGACAATGGCCGAGGTCTGGGACTATTCCGAATATTTTAAAAAAATGGGTATAGAGGTGCATACGTATCATGCTTCCGCATCGGATCTTAAGACCAAGCTTATGGATGACGCGGCTTCCGGTAAGGGTGATGAGTATGTGGAACGTATGCTGAATCCTCTTAATGATATGTTCTTGTCCGAAGTTCGTTCCACTCGTCCGGCACTTAAGGATGCTCCTGATGATGAGCCTGCTCTTCGCGGGGATATTTACCTTACGGACGAAGCGATCGGAAAAGGTTTGATAGATGCAAGGGCCACTCTGACAGAAGCCATATTGGAAGCATCCCGTCTGGGGCGTGAGTATGCCGACATTCAGCGGGCCAAAAGCCAGTTATTAAGTATAATTTAATTAGTATCACAATGAAATTTAAAGAAAACGTACAGAAAATTCTTCAGAAGCTTGGTTTCGCTGGCTCCGAGGAATCCCTGAAGGCTCTTACGCCGGATGAATGGAAACAGTTTTTTGCCTCCTATCATGAGGAGTTCGGAACGGATTTTCATACCGATATGCAGGCCTACCAGGATGAACAGCGTGCCGTTCCCGACCAGGCACAGATCAATGAGGCGTTCAGCGTATTGTCAGGATTGATCAACCCGAAACAAAATGTGGAAGGCGCTGCCGCGCATGGAGTACAGGATACGAAAACAGAGCAGCCTACCGCACAGCAGGTACTTGATATGGCGAAAGCTGTATCCGCTACCTTTATGGCTATGGGTAATCATGCGGCTGATGATGTCCCTATGACTACGGTTGCCGGTTCGGTTGTAGGATTTACAGGTTCCGGAGACCGTGAGAAATTCCTTTTCGGAATTGAGCACGAATTCTTTTCAATGGATAAACCATGGAACCGGTTCACAGCCAATCCTACGTCAGACCAGCGTCTGGGAGATAAGAAGATAGCCGCGTCTTTCGGAGCTGAAGTGGAAGCCTATTCTTCTTCATTGGCTGAGCGTTACAGCTATTTGCAATCGCATAACCAGCTAAACCCGGAAAAATTGGCGGCGGGTGAGTTTGCCACCGATTATTCCCAGGTTACGGGAATGAAGGGCGGAGACCAGTATCTTATCCGTCGTCAGGATGCCATTATAGCCCGTGTGCTTTCCATCCGCCAGCTTACCCAGTATTTCCCTGTTCGTTACGGTATTCAGGACCGTGATGTCATTTTCAACGCTTTCTTTGGTGAAGTGTCACAAGCATACCAGGTAGGCGAGGTTTATAAAGGTGATATGGAGATTGAACCGGAGATGGGATATGTGGACGATGCCATGATCAAGATGAAGTTCGGTCCTATGAAGGAACTGGAACGCATGTATATAGGCTACCTTAACCGTGAAGGCTCGGATCCGATCAAATGGTCTATGATTGAATATGCCATTATGGGATCTCTTGAAAACGCGCAGCGTGAACAGAATATGCGCCGTATGAGAGGTTTGTATGTGAAGCCTGAGACGGGTGTAGCCGGTTCCTATCTTAATGCCGGTACCGGAGTGCTCTATACCCTTATCCGTCTGCACCACGAACATAAACTGTTGTTGACAGACAATGTTGCATACCGTACTTATGACGATGCCAACATGCTGGAAACCGTACAGGAATTCTACAAAGAAATTCTGGCCAAAGTATCTGAGGACATGAGCCTTGACCAGCATGTAATGTATCTGAACGAAAACCACAAGCAATGGTGGATTCAGAATGTCCGTGAAGCTTATGGCCAACAGCAGGACTTTACAGGACCGAACAGTTACCTTAATATCATACCGGACAGTTCTACCAATATGCGTATTATTTGGCTGCCTTATTTAGGTCAGCTTCCGTTCATGATGATGCAGGTTCCCGGTAATATCCAGTTCCTTGAAAATCTTCCCGGTGAAATGCTTGCCATGCAGACAGAAATGCAAATGGAAATGGTTCGTGGATGGTCTACCTGGAAAGAAGGATGTTCGCCCGCATTTGTCGGCCGTAATTTCTCTTCTGCCGATAAACTGAAGGAAAATGACTATTTGTGGCAGCAGATCTTCCTGAATAAACCTTCCGTAACCTTGGATGCGGATGCCACAACAGCTGACGCATCGAAAGGATTCTGGTTTATTTCTGGAACCAATACCGGTGAAAAGAAACTGACAGCGATCAACAAAGCCAAAAAAGGCGTGGCTTACATTGTAGAGTGTGGAAACAAAACCAATGTGACCGGAATTGACAAGGCGGGTTCTTTTGACAGTATTTCCGAAGCATGGACTCCGACAGCTGTAGGAGATTATATCATGGTCATGCTGAACAGTCAGAACAAATTCATTGAGTTGGAACGCTGTATTGGTGGCGTTCGCAAAGTCAATAAGACAGCGCAGCCCAATGTACCTGGAGCTAGATAATTTTTTTGGTTGGTTATTAAAAAGGTTTTTAAATCGGGGGCGGGTGTGGTAGCCCGCCCTTTTTATTAAACAGAAAATTTATGAAAACAAGAATTAATTCCCGCATATTTTTATTTCAACTGGCGGTGCTGGTTGTAGTGCTCTCCTTGAGCTTTGTTTTTGATTCCTCTGCCGATACTGCCGTCGGGTTGTCAATGGCTGTCACCGGAATGATGACTATTGGTGATATTGAGGATGTGTCCGACCGTCAGACCCATGGATCGAACATTGCATATCAGATTTATCTGATCAGTATTGACCAGGTGGATAATTCTCAGTTGTTTCCGGCTCCCAATGCCAACAGGGAGGTAGGGCAGGTTCCGATGAAGAATGGTGAGTATATGAAGTACTTTGTGTGCCATACCATCCCCACTTTTGTAGGCAATGGTGAGAAAGGGGATATTACCACTTCCGGAACCAATCAGTTTGTGGCGGTTATGGGTGGACAGCGGGATAAACTGCTTTCTTTCACGGAAGAATATGCGGGTGGCAAGTTTATCATTCTCTTCAAAGAAATTGAAGAAAGCCAGTGGTATATCATCGGTTCTTATGACCGCCCGATGATTCTTCAAACGTTTGAAAACAAGCATGACGCAGACGGACGTTATGTGACGTTTACATTCCAGCGTACTTCAATCTCACAGTATTACAAATATACAGGTGCTATTGTACGCCAGCCTGCCAAATCCAATCCGGTGGATGCCACTAATCTTACCGTTACTCCGGGACAGGACTTGTATTCCATTCCTGATTGTACATCCTCACCTAAGGCTATTGCTACAGTTTCCGGTCTGGCGGCTAATGATAAGGGACGCTATATAACTCTGATAGGTGAGGGTGTGGAGCATCCGGCTACAGTTGCTGAAAATGAGGTGTTTATTCTTGAGGATGGAGCCACATGGACCGCCCGTGCTGGAAGCCGTATTACTTTCCGCGTAATTGATACTGACACTTTGGTTGAGATTGCCGGATCCCGTATTCAAACTGTTGTCTGATTTTTATAATTAATCCGGTGCGGATATATATGCTTGTTTTACACTGTATTATCATGCACCGGTTAAACTGATAAGTTATGTATTCATTCAAAGAAAAGAAGCTTCATTATAACCGTCTTCAGAACCAGTCCGCCGCTTTGGCCGATCTGAAGCTTTTACGGAGTATTAATCCTGATGCGCCTGTGTTGCCTGCATGGGAGCGATCACCTGAACGTTTTGCAAACAAGATTCTTTATCTTCTGCTTGATTATGCAACGGCAGAACAGATCAGAAAGAACCGGCGCAATCCTGTCAGCTCGGTAAAGGAGAAATTGGAAGAGACAGTACACGAGTTGCAGGAGAAATCGGCCGAATTGAAAGAAACGAAAGATACGGTTCAGGAATTGCAGGAAAGAGTAGAGGAATCGGAATTTCGTGCGGAAAAGGCGGAAACATCTTTGGACTTTGAGAAAAAAAAAGAGGTTTAAGGAAAGTACAGAAGCATGAAGAATATCCCGCTATTGACTGGGATAATCTTGATGATGAGAATGTACAGACTGCCACCCTTATCTATAATGACCGTGTTGTAAGCTGGAAACGGATGAAACAGATAGACGAACGTATGGATGCTGACAATATTACCAAGGATGATATATTTTCCCTTGTCCATCTTCGCATCCGTAATTTGCAGGCTTTCTCAGAACTTAGAGCCTATAATGATACCGGTTCTTTCCGTTTCCTTCATCCTCTTATAGCAGGGCGCAGTGAACGTGCCTTGCTGGCTTCCCTTCTTGAAAAGGATCCTCAGGAATTTCTCCGCAAACACCGCAATGTGCTTGACAGTATACGGCGTTATGAAGCGTATTTGAAAAATCCCGAACGTGAATCCCGACGGAAACAGGACAGGAATTTGTTACGCAAGTATCGTGATCGTGAAACATTGTTTAGAGACATACTCAATGAAAAAACTAAAAGTTGATTTTATGGCTGTTTCCCTGTTCCTTACCATGGTGGGGATGATAGCCGGTATTTCAGTATTAATATGCTGTTTGCTATGACTGGTAATAAGGATATTGTAATTGTCAGCGATGATTATCTGCCACGGGTACGTACCTATGCCATTATGGGGTATAGCCGTGAGCGCGTGTGCCGCCTGTTGGAGTTGCCGCGGAAAATGCAGATGGCATTGGCTGTCCGGCTGTCGTTGCCGGGAGATGTGTTCTATGAAACCTATGAGTCGGGACTGGCTCAAGGAGAGAAGAATATTGATATGGAACTGGCGAAGAAAGCGGAAAACGGGGATATTGATGCCATTGAGCTTCTTGAAGAGAGAAAGAATGAACGTTATTTTAAAGATTTGCGTAAAGAACTATTTGGAATATGACCGTACTTGAGCGTCTTGATAAGATACATCCCGATATGATTTCAGGATTTCTCACTACCGGAAAGTGTAATGGCATTCCGGAAGATGTGCAGAAATTTTTGAAACAAATACAATGGGCGGCAGAAATATATGAATATGAGCCGAATATAACCCGTGCTTCCAAGAAATTGCGTCTGCGCATTAATGCGGAGCAGAAGTTGGCCTTGGATGAACGTACCTGCAAGGAACGTATCTATCAAGCCATTAATTATTTTAATGTCGATAACAATGTCAGCGAGAAGGTATGGGAGAATCACTATGCGGACAAGCTGGAATCCATGGCGCAGTTATGTGCGGCCAAGGGGGATATGAAAACGATGGCTGCATGTATCGAAAGAGCCAGCGAGCATCGGATTCGTGCCGCCCAGATAGCAGAGGCTGCTACCAATCTTGGTATTACTTTCATTATTGATCCTAACCTTCGTCCGGAAGATATGGGATTGGAAAGCAAATCACTAAAAGAGATAGCGCGTAAGCATAACGAAGGGTTTTATATCCAACTTATCGACGGTCTTCCTATTGATAAGAGGGAAAAGAAACGCTTGTTGCGGGATGCCGATATTCAGGATGTAGAGGAAATATTAAATGAAGAGTAATCATGAGTCAGAACGATATATCCAATGATGAATTTTCAATGGAGATGGAACGTATCTACATGAATTCCATGCAGGTAATGGTCAATCTTCTTGACCCTAACAAAGTGGTGGTGGAAGCTGCACGTGCGTCAGGTAAGACGAGTGAGGTTACAGTAAACCGCATTGTCCGTGTGGCAGACAGTATGCCGGCCGAGTTGTCATTTTTAGCGCATCGTACCTATGTTGCGTTGCTTACCAATATATGGCCTAACATTCAGGCTGCTTTTTCCAGGCAGATTACGGTTAACGGTCGTCCCCGTTGTATGCTGGAATATGGCATTGACTATATTGCGGGAGAGTCGAAGATTCCAGAGCATTTCCGGAAGCCGCGTTATCCAATTTCTTATCCCAAGCATAGCATCCTGTTCCGGAACGGTCATCATATCCAGCTGGTAAGTTCTGACCAGCCGGACTCAGTGGCGGGTAGAAGTGGTGTTCATGCTTTTGTAGAAGAAATGAAACACAATGACGGAGAGAAACTCAAGACACGTTTGTTTCCTTCTCTTCGTGGATCTTCTGCGGAAATTCGTAAAAGCCCATATTACCAGGGATGGACCGGGGTTTCTGATACTGCCCGTGTGGATTTGAATGAGGACGACTGGTTTGAACGGTATGAAGATCAGAACAATCCTCAGCTTCTTTCCGAAATAGCCACAGTAGCTGTTCATGTGAATAAAGCGGTTTATAAAAGAATGGAACTTCTTACTGCCCAAAAGAATACCACCAACCCAGTCACGCTTGAAAAGATACGCCTGGAACTGAAGAAGTATGACAGACAGATATCCATGTGGACACCGCGTTTGGCTGATATGCGGCGCAACGCCACATTGTATATCCGGGCCAGTTCGTTTGTCAATAAGGACATATTGGGACCTAAGTTTTTTAAAACTCAGCTTGACACATTGGATATGGACGAATTTCTTACTGCCATATGTGCTGTCCGTCATAAGTCTGTGGTTAACAAGTTCTTTGCAAATTATGATAAAGAAAAGCATCAATTCTCTGACGGGTATATTTATGATTCTATCATGAAACTTGATCTGAAGGATCATTTTATCATCACTGCCCGTTATTTGAAATACTACGACAAGAGTGCTCCGCTGTATATAGGGTATGATCCCGGACATTTCTCAAGCTTGGTATGTGGGCAACCCAAGAAGTACGGGAAGGAATTCAGGTTGTTGAAAGAGTTCTTCTGTTTCTATCCGGATGAGCAGCCGGAGCTTGCTAGACAGGTTTATGAGTTTTTCGGGCGTGACTGTCGGAACAAACGTATTGTTTTATATCCGGACAGGGCCGGTAACAAACGCAGGGAGGAACTGGAGCAGATAACGACTGACAGCCGAGCATTGAAGAGGGAACTGGAAAGCTACGGGTTCGAAGTGCAGCTCATGAACGAAGGACAGGCCACAATCTATCATTGGCAGCAGTTCAAGCTGATGTTGCTTTTGTTTGGTGACAGAAGCAATGCTTTGCCTCACGTTTTTATTGACGAAAATGAATGCCCTAACCTTTGTAGTGCTATACCTCTTTCACCACGTAAGAGCACCAACGGACGTATAGAGCTGGACAAGAGCAGCGAGGTTAAGATACCGCTTCACCGTCAGGCTGGACTGACAACACAGATTCCTTCTGCATTCATTTACCTGATGTACGGTCTGTATGGGGATGCTGTTCTTAACGAATTGACCAGCATTCCTGATGATATTCCGGATAATTTCAGCTTATAATTAAAGTTCGGCTTAAATAATAAGTTCAATTGATTTAATATAAGTGTCTGTTTGACATTTAAATAAGTGTTATGTGAATCATGGATAAACGATTGACTTTTTGAAAAATTTTTGAACTTTTTTCAAGAGACGATTGACTCCACGCCGCGCTGATAAAACCGATTGCACAGCACAGGGGGTAGATGGGTGGAAATATGATTCTTCCTTTGAGATTTCGTCTTTTCTACTGTATCGGAAAACGAATAAATTCGTAGCATGGAAGAAGTAATAGATCATAACGTTACGATGTCGGGTGCACAGGCCATGCAATGGGCTAGGGAGATATCCAAGCTGCCCGATGGATGCTTTACCATAGCATTCTATCCATGCAGTCTGCAACGTAATGAGGCATCCACTAAGATCATAGTAAAGGACGGTTGCAGATGGCGCACCCAATTGCCTCATGAACGTTTCAGTGTGGACAGTGATAACTTCTTCCTGTTTACCGACAAGGACGGAGAACCCCGTATGTGTTACACTATATTGATACGCTATATGGGATTCCCGCAAGATGGATTTAAACTACATAAAATAGATTGGTTATCATGAGTCAACAAAGTAATATAGAGATACAGGGATGCCTTGGCGTGTACGTTAATGACAGCAGTGTGATATCTTTCCAGCTGGGAGAAGGGAGTATGCAGGATGCCTTGCAGCGTAACCGTACTGTATCTGTTAATTCGGTGGTATTGGAAGGACAGGTGAGATGGCTTACAGTCAAAGGGTATAACATCGCTTCTCGTGGCTGGAACAATCTGAAATGCCAGGAAGTAGCAAGTGATATCAAGCATAACAGACTGCTTCCAAGATTGATAACCAAACAGGTCAATATGCTGTATGGCTCCGGACCGGCTGTCTATAAGACAGAACTTGTCGATAACAAAGTCAAGAGAACTTGGATTATGGAACCCAGTATACAGAGATGGCTGGAAAGCTGGGAGCAGAATGGAATGGAGCAGGGATACAGGGCGTTTGCAAAACAGAACATCAAAAACTATTATTATTTTCGCGATTTCTTTGTAAAATGGCGGTTTTCAGCTGGAAAAGGGATTGTTCCGGGAGTGCTGCCGGTTGCTGGTCTGGAAGCCATGGAGAATAAGGATTGTCTTTTGGCCACCACTCGGACGGATGTGGCTTATGATATGGTTTATTATAAGGATTTCACGGCTATAGCTGTTGGTAAGTTTATCAATGGAATCAGTACCAGTTTGCGTATTTATCCTAAATTGCGTATGCAGGATGTACCGCGATACAGGTTCGCTGCTGTTTCCCATCATCGTGAGAAGTCCATTGATAATTTCTATGGAGAGAATGAGACACACGAGGGCACACAGCCTTATATCAAGGGTTCCAATGAAAATGCAGTATATATTAACAGCTTTCTTCGTAATTCGTTGGCTGCTAAAATACATATCATCATTCCTAACGCATGGGTAAATTCGAAGAGAACCCAGATTACCAATCTTTGCAACGAAAACAAGGAACGTGCTTCGAAACAGGAGAAACTATTGCTGTACAATGGGCTGGAGATTGGGACTGAGTTCAAGGAGTCTACCTTGATCCGCTATATTAAACAGGAATTGGATAATATATCCGATTACTTGTCCGGAGCCGATAACCAAGGAAAGGCTTACGCGACTTTCAGCTTTCGGAACGGAAGCAGCGGGGAAGAGGAGCGATGGAAGATAGAAACCGTCGATTTAAAATATAAAGAATACATTGATGCGATTATCAGCTATGATAAACGTGCTGACGAAGTATTGCTGTCAAGTGTCGGGCTGGATTCTTCCATCTCATCAGTCAGCAAGGACGGTGTAATTAGCAAGAGCGGAAGTGACGCTTATTACAACTATTTGATTTATCTGCTCCAATTGGCACCGGAAGATGAGATTGTATGTGAACCGTTCAACCAGGCTATCCGTATAAACTTCCCTGAATTGTACGAACAAGGTTATCGGATAGGCTTTTACCGGGAAATCCCATCACGCCAGGAAGATGTATCACCGTCTAACCGTCTTAATAATCAGCAGCCATGAATGTTTTAGAAGAATTGTTTATAGATGTGGCCCAGTTCCACCTTTATTCCCCTTATGCGGAGAGTAACATGAATTTCAAGGATCTTGCATCAAGTGCCATGAGTGCCATTAAGCAGGTTCAATCCGTCATATCTCCTGATATCTACAAGAAGATAGCAGCAGGAGAGGATAACGATGAAAAGGATGCATTAAGAAGTGCCGTGGCTAATCTGACATTGGCAAAACAGCTTATATTCAATGTACTGTCACTTCGTAAATCGGATGTGGATATCTACAAGAACGAGCAGGAGCAGATGCGCAGGGCCTATCGTGATAATTACTATAATGCAATGGATACGTTACTTCAGCTACTTGATTCGGATGAGGAATGGAAGAAAACCAAGACTTATAAAGCTTTGGAAAACCTTAAGTTGAAGACGACTTATGAATTCGATGCATCTTATCCCATTGATAATTCATTCCTGTACTTTTTCAGATGTGTTCCGATCCAGCAGGAGGCATTGGATGATTATGTATCAGGCTATTATGAACGTTTGCCGGAAAAGGACCAGACAAATCGTCGGAAATTGGACAGATGTCTTGCTAAAATAACAGTGGCATTGTCGTTACGAAGATTTGATATCCTTGAATTTCCTGCTACCATCCGTAATTTGTTTGAAGATTCAAAAGTTATGCGTTACGGTACCCAGGAGCAGGAGAGGATGTTAACTTTATCTGATGATCTGATGTCACAAGCCTTGGAAAGCCTTAAAAATATTGATTTGTCTTTATCCGGAAATACGGATGTTGATATAGTAACTGAAACATCTTTCAATCGTCCGGACGATAAAATTTATTTGATGCCATGAAAAAAGATATTGAATTTACCCTGAAAGGAAGCGTGTATTCTATTCCAAACAGTTGGGAAGGGTTGAACACCTATCAATTTAAAGAACTGGTTGCGGACCTGATTTCCATGTCCGCAGGTAAACTTTCTGCCGGTCTTGTGCGTGTGCGCCATATATGCAGGGTGATGGGCTGGGATATCAATAAGATAACCGATGCGGATGCCATGGGAAACATTGCTTGCCTGGCTGAGCAGGTCACCTTTCCTTTTCTGATCTGTTATCCGGATAATGATGCGGCACTGGCGGATCTTGACACCGATTCTTATGAGCTATGCAAGCGTGTCCCGCCGGAAAGACTGACGGGGATAACTATATCCCGCTATCTGTCACGGCTTGATTATAAGTTTGTGGTAGACTCCTGTTTTTGCAAACAATTTATAGGATCTGTCCATATTGACGGGCAGGATGGACCTTGTCTTGGTTATACCATTGATACAGGATTCTCTATGCTGACAACCTCATTGACGGCACAGCAGTTTATTGACGCGCGTGAGCTGGCGGATTGTCGGGATGATCAGCTTCCCCTGCTTGCTTCCATCCTGTATTCTTCACTACCTTATGAAAGTGACAGGGCGCATCAACGTGCCGTTCTTTTTTCAAAAGTGGATATTAAAACATTGCAGGCCATCCGTTTCAATTTCAAGGGATTCATCAATTATTTGTTCAGTAGGACAGAATACAAGATTCTTACTAAAATCATACCGGGAAAGGAATCTGTGATAAGCACAGGGGCACAGGATGCTCTGTACGGCTTGAGTGCTGACGGATATGGAAATTTGCGTGAGATATCCCAGATGAGCGTCTTGCAATATCTTGGAATCCTGAGAAAGAAGATGATTGAATCCGTGCGTAGCCTTCATGCCTCCAAAATGGATGTTGCTGAGATCGCTAATACCACCCGGTTACCAATTGATGTTATAAATGATATACTATGATTCTTGAGTATTTAAAATATTTTTCCCGGTTTCCTGCCCGTGACGGGGTTCTGGATATGTTTATTAACGGAAGTTCCGAACTTTATGAGTATGAGGAACTGAAAGGGTATATAGCCGGTATGTCCGAGCCTTTGGTTCCTGATATTTCCAATTTTGTTTTTGGGCAACGTTTTGAGGATGTTAAAAAACGGGTGGATGCCCTGATAGGAACTTATCTGTTCTGTGATTTTGGAGAGATACAAAGCTCTCAGGACAATATAGGTTCCATAGAGGATACGCATAAGCGTGCGGTGACGGTTGCGGTCAAATTAGGGAATAAATCTGATATGGTAGAAGTTGCCATTCAGAGTGACCGAACGTTGAAACTATTGAATCAGGTACGTGCTTATATGATGTATGATTCCCGTTATATGTCATGGCTCAAGCCTATATCGGATAATCAGACGATTGTGCCTTTTGTGTCGCCTGAACTGTCATCAATAGGCTGGAGCATGAGCTTTGTCGCATCGGCTCCCGACTGGATGAATGTAAAAGAAATAATGAAACACATAACTTAAAACAGATATGAATACAAGTTCTAAAATCACATTTTCGGTATTCATTACCGAATTTTATAGTCTGATGTGGGATATGAGATGGTTGATGCTGCTGGCTTTGATTCTTGTTTCTACAGATTTATGGTGGGGCATCAGCAAATCCAAACGAAGAATGGAGGAAGTGCGTATAAGCCGGGCTATCCGGAGGACCCTTATAAAAATGGGGGATTACGTATGTATAATTCTATTGGGGGCGGTTTTAGGAAAAGCGATTGGTGAACCTTTGGGCATTCCTTATTCCACTATTTCCGTATGCTGTATGCTGATAGCCTGTTACTGTGAACTTGAAAGTGTGATCAGTAATTACTGCGAATGTAAAGGTCTGCATTACCATATCAGTCTTTGGAGCGTCTTTAAGGGACTGGTCGGCTTGAAAAGTAAAGAATTGAAGAATGTTATTAATGAAATAGAAAATGAAAGCAAACATGAAAATCTTAATTGACAATGGCCATGGAGCCAACACACAAGGCAAGCGTTCTCCGGACGGTCGTTTGATTGAGGCGTTATATACCCGTGAAATTGCCATCCGTGTGGAGCATGAATTGTGTAAGAGGGGGTATGAGACACTTCGGATTGTGCGTGAGGAAGTTGATGTGCCGCTATCGGAGAGATGCCGTCGAGTGAATGATATTTGTTCCGAATTTGGGAAGAGTAATGTTCTTCTGGTATCCATCCATTGCAACGCCGCCGGAAATGGGGCACAATGGATGCAGGCTCGTGGATGGGAGGCATGGACCAGTATAGGGCAGACAAAAGCGGACAGGCTTGCTGATTGTCTGTATGCTTCGGCTGACAGGTTCCTTCCTGGAATGAAGATTAGAAAAGATCTGGCTGATGGTGATCCGGACAAGGAGAGCGGATTCTATATTTTAAAACATACGGAATGTCCGGCTGTATTGACGGAAAACTTATTTCAAGACAATATGGAAGATGTGGCTTTCCTTTTGTCGGAAGAAGGGAAACAGGCTATAACATCCCTTCATGTCGAAGGAATAATGAAATTCATTGAACTATGAAGCTTATACCTTGGATCTTGGTAGTCTTGTTAAGTATCATGCTGATGCTTTCATGGTGTTCCTGCCCGGCTGATAATTCTGGGAAGCTTGCGCCGGATACATTATGGACGTTGGTTGTTGACACCATAAGGGATACCATCATACCTCCGCCTGAGGTAGAACATCATGTAAGAGTGGATACCGTTTTGTTGCCGGTATCCATGGAAGATCCTGATGTGGACATAGACTCTACGTTGCCTGACTCCATGCCGGTGATAATCCCGATAATGGAAAGGGAATACCGGACGGATGATTATCGCATTTTGATTAATGGTTATAATCCGGAACTTAAGTCAGTTGAATTGTATCGCCCTACAATGTTGGGAACTATTAAACAGAGAAACAAACGGTGGGGGATTGGTCTTTCTGCCGGATATGGTATCGGAAGTGGCGGCTTTTCTCCTGTGTTGGCTGTTACTATCAATTACAATCTGTTGCAGTGGTAACAAAAATCCCCGGCTTGCGGTCTTGCTCTTATTCTATTGACAGTCGAATTTGAAAACCTTTGGATGTGCCGGGGATAGATAAACAACAATGTTTTTAATAAATTGTTTCTAAATTTTACATTATTATGAGCAAGACCGCACGTTTTAATGAAATCCTTGAATCAGTCGCCTCTTTCACGGAAATACATCAGGAATTTATCCTGTCAGACAATCGGGCCGCCGAAGTGGTGGATGCCCGGTGCATTTTGGTAAAACTGTTATCCGAAGAAGGTTTCTACCCTTCTCAGATCAGCAAGTATATGGACCGTACAGAAGCTAGTATCCGGTATCTGCTTGCTTCCTATTCATCTCGAATTTCTTCCAGTCTGTGGATGGAAAAGGATGTAGAAGTTATCCGCAAACATCTTGAAAATAAGTCGAAAATAAACGGTAAATAAGAAACAAATAACTGTAATTCAGTTGATAGTTATAGTCTGTACCTTTGTAATGTCAGGTTATAGCCTGGCCTAGTAACTTATTAAAACATAATATTATGACTATCAAAGGTATGAACGGTGAGAACTATAATGTCACCGGCCAGGGACAAGGTAATTACAATACCGTCGGAGCGTCAGCAGGTATCGCATCATTTTTAGGATTGAATGCGGGCAATATCCTGGGAGGCGGCTGTTATAACCGTAATATGGCGGCAGGTCCTGTGGAAGTGATTACTTCGGATGACAAACCTGTCAGCCGTTATGAAGCGGCCATGATGGACAAACTGGCTCAAAAGGATGGAGAGATCGCCTTGCTGAAAGCGAACACTTACACGGATCAGAAACTTGCTGATGTTTATGACCGATTGCTTAGCCGTATCAATGCGGATAAGAGTGAGCAGAATGCCATCAACATGAATCAGGCTGTGTACAATGGCACTAATACCGCCACTCTGGCTTGTATGAAACAGCAGATTGCTGATTTGGCTGCGTTAAGTGAACTTGTTGTTCCGCAACGTAAAGTGTGTGATACCGGTTGCTGCGGTTGTAACTAGTAAATCTCATTGAAAGGGCGGTTTCATTCCGTCCTTTCCTCTTTTTAAACTCAAACAATATATTACCATGTATACCAATTCACAAATTTTATCAGCAGTGTTGAATAAATGGCTGCAACCTGTAGTGCAGCAATTCTCCGCACAAAAAATGGGATCGTTTCCTTTTGTGCAGATGATTGAGACCAAATTGAAATCAACAGGCTTTGTTAAACCCAGCTGGAGTCTTGCTGCGGAATTATCTCCGATAATGCAGAATGTCAGTGGAACTATCATAGAACCTATCATTAACCGCTATATCTCACAAGTGCCGGATGATGCATTGCCCGAAATGGCTCACAAAATAGTGGATGATGCTATTAAAAACGGAGGGTTGACACTGATGGATGGAAAGGTTGTTTTTGAAAAGGAAGACATGGAAGAACTGAAAACCTTGCTTGAATATAACCTGCCTTTGATTCCGAGAGAAGAATACATCGTCAAGACAGCGCCTGATAAGGAAGCTGACGGCAGCGATGAACCCCAACCGAAGTCGGACGGTATAAGTTCCGACACAGAATAATTCTTAATATATATCCATTATGATTCAATTGACTCCGATTGAAATCGCTGCTACCAGCCAGCAATATCTGACTAATGTAGTGGAGAATTTATGCCAGGCTTATTGCGCTGAAAATGGTGTACAGCCTACCGGCATAGTTAATTTTACTGTCGCAGAACAGCAGACGGTGAATACCCAGACTGTTGTAACCATCAATGCAGCAGTGCTTGTTGCTTACACTCCTAAAGGATCATGCCGTTCTGTTACCAAACAATGGGTTGAGCAGTTTAAGGTAGCCTTTATCGGTGCGGCCGGTGCTGTTCCTACGATTACACTTACTCCTCTTGTTACTCAGGTTACTCCTGAGAATGTAAAGTGCTGTAACCGTGCGTTTGGTGTGAGCCTGGCTACTCCGTTGACCATTGCGGCCACCTTTCCGGCTGCTCCCACAGCTTGATAGGATTATAACTCAAAAGTCATTAAAACCTGTAAAAAAGAAAAGGGAGAAAAAAGTTTGAGTTTGCTCCCCGCTTTATTGTGGGGAGTTTACTTTAATATCCTATAATTATGAAGACTAAAGAAGAAATGATAGATCGCTACCATGAACTTTATGAAAAGATGGTGGCAAGTAAAGATTCGAAGAATATGAAGATATTCGGTGAAACTGAAAAGTATATGTTCAAGGCTGTCGCGGCAGCTCATCCTGATCTGGCCGAAAACTGGTTGTCGCATTTGGAGGCTGTTTGTTGGGACAATTATCTATCCGAACACGAGGCAATGAATATCAGCAAACGTATTGTCAACCAAGATGGAATGAAAGGATTTCATTGGTCCTATGATACTTTTGAGAAAACGGTTGAATCGCTTGGAGGAGTATGTGAAGACAAACCGCATTATAACAGTTATGCTTTATGGGTAACTGCCAATATGATTTATTCGGATCATGCCAAGAGCATCGCAGAAGATATGGGGTATAAATCTCCGGCAGAAGTTCCTGCCGAAAAAATGGCTTTATCCTGCTATCGCAAGGCTGTAGAAAACCTTAAGGATGTTGATTCCGGGTTTCATGTACGAAGGTATTTTAAGCACAAAATGTACGACGATTCAGCTATGTGACCTGGATAAAAAATTAGATAAAATAATCTCCATGATTGAAAAACTGGACGGTCTGAAAGGTTTCGGCTCCAATGTACTGGCAAATGTTGTAGGAGATATAATCATGGGTAGGTAACTGTAAGGTGTTTTAGAAATAAAGCACCTTTTATTTGTGTTATATAGAATAATGTTTTTTGATTGGTTTCAATAAATATTTAGTCTAGTTTTAATACTAATTAATTTTTTATTTATAGCTTTGCAAAAAATATAATAACTTATTATGAAAAAAATATTTATTTTATTATCTCTGATTTTGGGGCTAAATTCATGTTCTCCTTCTAAAAGTGAATATAACAAGTTGTTAAATGAAAAAAAAAATTTAGAGGAAAATAATAAAGTATTAAGAGACTCTATAATTTTATTAACAAAGGATATAGAAGGATATAGATATACTCCTGATAAACTTCTTATGTCAGCTCAAAATAAATTTAAAGATAAGAATCGTAATGAATTAAATATAATTTTAGATCAATTATATACTTATCATCCAACATCTAAAGAATATAAACAAGTAGAGTCTATGTTAGTTACATTGGATAAAATGATAGCTGATAAAGCTAAAAAAGAAAAGGCCCAAAGAATGAGAGCTGTTACTAAACTGAGAAAAAAATATGATGATGTTTCTGGTATTACTTGGTATTATAATCCCTATTTTACGCATTATACAAATTCTAATTTGACTTCATTATACATGGGACAAAAAGATAATGATGTTTGGTTATGCTTAAGAATGTCTTACTATGGAGATGATTGGATTTTTTTTGAAAATGCTTATTTATCATACGATGGGAATACTAAAGAAATAATATTTGATAAATATAAAGATAAAGAAACAGATAGTGATACCGAAGTTTGGGAGTGGATAGATGTTCCCGTGTTTGACGATTTGTTGAAATTTTTAGAAGAAATGTCTAAAGGAAAAGTTTTAAAAATGAGATTAAGCGGTAAATATACAAAAACACGTAGTTTATCTTCTAAAGAAATAAATGCTATGAAAGATATTCTTTTGGCTTATGATGTTCTTAGAAATGAAGAATAATTTTTTGAAGCTTTGCTAAAATTTTTTCTTTTCTTTGGTACTTTTAAAAATAATCCCCATCTTTGCAGTGATCTCCATATTGAACAGGCGGATAGTTCCGCTGACATTACCGTTGGCATTTTTTGTGTCCATGGCTTATCATATAGTTCCGTCCCGTGTGGAGCGTTAATGCGCCCACTGCCTGTTCAAGGTGGAGATCAACGGGGAGCGGAACTTTTTATTTTCTCTCCGTTATATAAAGTTTTGTTTTATTTTAAATGATCTCCAAAAAAATGAAAACGACTGTATTTATTGAAAGAGTAAAGTTTGATTCTTTGCAAAAAAATCCGCATTTTTTATTGAAATGCATTGATGTTCATTATGTTATTATTTTTTTAGGTAAAAAAGGAAAATTCTTTAGAACATTTTCACGTTTGGTATTGTTCATACTACGTGCCACATTGCTTCGTTTCGTTCCCTGCATTAAGCACAATTGCCTGTCCTATATGTTTCACCATATTTGTTTTATCTTTGCTGCATATAGCAAGACAATACAAGCAGTGCACCGTTGAAAAGCTTGCTTATAGCTAATATTATGATATTGTAATTTAATGATTTAAAAGAAATGAATATTAATGGAATTATTCTAAGCGACGAAAGTCTTAATGTGTTGCGTCGTATGCAGGAAGACGGTAATAGCGAAATTGATAATGTTCTTGAAGGACTTGATTGTATAGCTGAACTGATTGAGAATCCGGAAGCGGATGCCAGTGATGGTGATCGTCTAGTCATGTTGCAGCAGCTTCGCGGTGTGCGCAAGATTTTGAAAGATCTCAAAGCATCTTCTTTTGATGAGTCAGAATAATGAAACTAAAATGGACAGTTACATCATTGCCTTGATGACTGTCTATTCTCCCGCAACCAATGAGTCCGATGCGACTCATTGGTTTTCTACTGAGGATGTGTATGAAGCCATAAAGAAGATTGATCCGGGAACATCCGTCAGCTTGGAGGATGTCTACAATTCGCTTCTTATGGGAGGGTTCCGTTTCCAGCCACGTCCCGGAACATTGGGATGTGAGTTCCGATGGATGTTTAAACAGAAATAATTATAGATAAAATACGATATTTCTTTTAGTCTAATTCTTATATTATCAATCCTTTTTGTACATTTGCAATGTATTCAGAATATGAACGAAAAATGGCTCGCAAATCTATAGTGTACTTTTCATTGGAAATATGAGGTATTATGGAAGTATTAGCTATATTATTCTTTATAACAACAGTTATTAGCGGAGGCATATTATTATGGCTCTATACGAAATCTGGTAAAAAATGGCTTGCTAATTTATGATAAAAAATATATTATGACTACCTATTTTGACAAAGATGTTGCAATGCAGGCGGTGTTATACGCGGCAAAAGAGTCAAAGGACAGGAAGGATATGCATCGAATATTCAAAATCTTGTACTTTGCCGATCGTGAGCACTTGTCTCGTTACGGACGTAGTATCACAGGTGATGTTTACATAGCCATGTCATACGGTCCTGTACCGTCTAAGATAGATGATATATTCAAAGCTGTACGTGGAGACAGTTTCTTTTCTACCTATGCGGATGACTTGAAAAAGTGTTTTCACTTTGTGAATAAGTTTGTAATAGCTCCCGATTGTGATCCGGATATGGATTACTTATCAGAAACGGATGTTGAATGCCTTGATTTTGCCATAGCAAAATGTAGTGGAAAATCTTTTGGGGAGTTAACGGAAATGTCGCATGATATAGCTTGGAATAACACAAAAAGAGACCGGGAAATATCTGTGAAAGATATTCTTCGAGAAAACTCAGAAACAGAAGAATATGCTGATTATATATCGTCAAAATTAGAGATGGAAAACGCACTTTAATATGGATATCCCTTCAAATATATTAAGTAATCACATACAAAGAGGTGCAATTCTTCATTCTACCATGTTTGATGAAATAGATCATGGGAAATACTTTGTTGTTATCGGTGTTTCGGAAAAATATATTGCAGGATTCTTTTTTATCAATTCTAATATTCATCCTACTATTTCCAACAAACCCGAACAGTTGGCCATGCAGTATCCTTTAAAACATTCAGACTATAACTTTTTGAAATATGATTCCTTTTTATGTGCAACAAACATAATTAAGCGCCCTATATCATATATAACAGAAAGTCTTGAGTCCGGTAATACTAGATTTATAGGCAATATGAAAGAAGAGCATTTAAAGGAAGTTTTAGAAAAGGCAAGATTGTCAAGATTATTTAGTCAAAAAGACAAGGAACAATTCTTTTATGAGTAGAAATACACATTATAGTTTGTTTTAGGCTAATATGGGCGAAGGCGGTATAAAATCTGTCCTTCGCCTTTTTCATTCCTATAATTACTTTAGCTTCAAATTTTATGAAGCTATGGTAACAGACCAACTTATCAAAAAAACATTCATTCACAATGTTGTATCCGTCGGTTTTCAAAAGATACGGCAGATACAACAGGAAGTCATATCGGAGAATTTGAATGTCATATCTGGAAATTTGCTCAAATCTATTCAAAAATCTCCGGTGGAAATAGAAGGAACCGAACGTCAGGTATATTATATGAGCGTTCTTCCTTATATGCGTTTCCTTGATATTTATTTTCGGGAAAACATTATTCTTCGTAGAAATTTATCCATTTATAACCGCGTGGTTTGGGGAGTTATCTACGGTGAAGTACTTCCTAATCTTCGCTATGGCTTTACTCAAGACATACGTAAGTATATCACCCGGCAACTTCAAGAAGGATCAGATATTGATCAATTAGATTTTCAATCATATATATAGACTACTGAATTATGGCTAAGAAACTTAATGAAGACGAAATCAAGTGGATTTTATCTGTGGAATCATCAAAGGCACAGCAGGAAATTCGCAAACTCACTAAGGTTAATAGGGAGTTGAACAAAACAAACAAAGAACGTCGTGAATTAATGCGTAATTTGGAGGCTCAAGGAAAAAAAGAATCAGATGAGTATCAGCGTCTTGATGAAGAAATAAAAAAAAGCAATAAGACTATTTTAACAAATAACAAGCTGATTGGTGAATTGGAGAAGAAGCTGGATGTTACAGGGCTTACTATGGTACAACTCCGAAAAAAGGCCAAAGATCTTCGTCAGCAATTGGATAATACCGTAAAATCAACACATCCGGAAGAATACGCCGAACTTGAAGCGGAGCTTTCAAAAGTTAATAGCCGGATGGAGGAACTTAGGGGTACTGGGGAATATGCCCAGCAACAGCTGACTGCATTCGATAAAACAATGAATATGGCCAAAACGGCTGCTAAAGGTTTTATAGCCGTGCAACTTGTCAGATACTTGAAAGATGTCGGAATGAAATCCTATGAAACTCGTAAGGAATATGCCCGTTTTGAAGCGACTCTCCGTAATACTACCGGCTCTTCAGAAGAAGCGGCAAAGGCAATGAAGATGTTGCAGCAGCTTGCTAAAGATACACCGGCCAGTGTGTCAGAATGGACTGAATCATATATTAGATTAGTTAACCGTGGAATTAAACCAACGACCGATGAACTGACAGCAATGGGAGATATCGCAATGTCCCAAGGAAAAGATATAGACCAGTTTATTGAAGCATTGCTTGATGCCATGACGGGTGAGAATGAACGTTTGAAGGAGTTTGGTATCACTGCTTCGAAGAATGGAAAAACTACTGCATATACGTTCAGGGGTGTAACTACTGAGGTACAGAATACGGATATGGCAATTAAAAACTATATTCTGTCATTGGGTAAATTACAGGGAGTACAAGGTTCTATGGCTACCCAGATGAATGAGCTGGCTGGCTTGGAATCAAATTTAGGTGACCAGATAGATTCTATCTATAATAAGATAGGAAAGAAACTTGAACCGGCTATCAAATCCTTCATGGGAACTTTAGGACGTTTTATGGGGACAATATCAAAATCCCTTGATTCTTCTGGCGAAAAATTTGATGACCAGTTGAATAAGGTTGTTTCCCTGCAAAATGGGCTGCTCCCTTTGCTGAACCGATATGATGAATTGAAAACTAAAACAAGCTTAAGCGCACAAGAACAAGATGAATTAAACCAATTGATATCCCGTATCGCTCAAATAATACCAGGAGCTGTTACTGGCTTTGACAATTATGGAAGGGCTATATCTGTGAGTACTGATTATGCCCGTGAGTGGATAAAAACAGAAAAAGCCAGATTAGCCTATATCAATAAATCACAAATTGAAGAGCGCAAGAACGAAAAAAAGAACATTGAAGAAAGGATAAAGAGTCTGAAACGCCAAGAAAGTATAGGAAAAAGGCTTTATGGGGTTGATAAAGAAGGAAATGCAAAACATATTGCTGTTTATAGCGGGGGGATGGGATATGGACCTAATGCGGAACAAATAAACTCTAGAAAGATGACTGCGGATGAGCAAAACAAGTTCAAAGAGGAGATGAAGTCATTATATGAGGAATTATCAGGAGTTGATGCGGAACTTTCTCGTTTGCAGGGAACTACTTTAGACGATATGATTAAAACTCAAACAGAGATGATTGAAAAACGTAAAAGTTTTAATGAGATGAATAAAGAATCTCTTTCCGCTTGGATTGATGATGAAAAGAATGCAACAAGCGAGTATTTGAGCATGGCCAAGGAAATTTATAAAAACCGTTTTCCAGTAACTCCTATTGATCCTGATGCAGCGGAAGAAGAAGCTAAACGAAATGAAAAAATATTTAAGGAAGCATTACAGAAGCAGACAGAACTTTTTGAACAACAAAAAATAGAGTTAAAACAACGTTATTTGGCGCATAATGACGAACAACTACAGACTGAATCTCAATTTAACAAGGCCATGGAAGATTTGACCTTGCAGGATCTTAATGCCCGGCTTAAAATAATGGGGTTGGAGGTTTCACAACGCCAACAGATTGAACAGCAAATTTTGGATATTCGTATAAAGGCACTTGAGGATTTTCGTCAGAGAAAACTTGCGATTGAAACAGAAGAAGAGCAACAGCGTGTGTCACTCAATAAAAAATCCATGGATGAAAATAAAGAGTGGCTTGATAAGCAGTTGGCAGATAGGCAGCAACATCATAATGATCAGGTAAAAATAATTAGTGACTCTTTGAAACAGCAAGTGGATCAGTATAAGGAATATGGAAGCCAAATGGGGGAATCATTAGGTAAAGTTTTGTCAGGGCAAGAAGACATGCTTTCCGCTTTTGGTAATACCATGATTGATATCCTTTTTGATGTCTTATCTCAAATTATAAATCAAAAAATTGCGGAAGCTACTGCTGTAGCCATTGCGGAACAGGCTAAAGCGGCAGCTATTAGTGCTGCCCAGCCGGATTCTGTTGCCACTTTTGGCGCGACTGCTGCTGCCCGAACCGCCATTATCAGTGGCTTGATCATGGCTGCTTTAACAGCTGCAAAAACAACATTAAAAGGTTTGCTTGCTAAAAAAGGCTCATCTACCACGTCGGGAACTACATCTCCGAATACATCATATACCCGTGTTCCCGGTAGGCAGTCCGGAGGATATATAGATGTCACTCGTGCCCAAGATGGAAAAGAGTTTCAGGCTGTCTATGATCCTAAACGTCGTGGATTTATAGACAAACCTACTGTCATAGTAGGAGAAGGTCCTGCCGGATCATCCAAGGAATGGGTAGCTAGCAATGAGGCGCTGAAGAATCCTACCATTGCACCCATATTGTCCATTCTTGATCAGGCACAACAGGCCGGAACTATTCGTACTTTGGACTTTAACAAATATCTTCAGGCAAGAACTGTAGGGAAACAAGATGGAGGACAGGTCTCACCAATAGGAAACACGCCTTCAATGGTATATGCTGATCCTGTTTTTATTCAATCTGTAAACAAATTGAATGATATTCTGTCCCGAATTGATAAAAACGGTGGAATACATGCATACACTATTTTATCTGAATTTGAAAAAAAACAAGAATTGAGGAATCGTTCTAGAAAAATTGGCTCAAAATGAAGATTATTAATACAAAATCGGGAAAAGCATATCAGCTTGTTCCTGAAACACAGCTTGAAATTGAAAAAACAAATCCCTTTTTTAACGATTATGGTGAGCAATCTCTGCCGGTAAGTTTGCCTGATAGTCCTTATAATCGTGATATTCTTAATTTCCCGAATGTTATACAAAGAAAGGAAAAAGTACAGTTGCTTGATGCCTCTATTCAGGACGGAGAATATTTTGTTCCATGTCGTCAGGCGATATTGAGTGTGTCCCCGTCTGAAAGCATTGAGACTTCGTTTTATATAAATGAAGGAAGTTTTTATAGCAAATTGGAAAATACTTATATTACAGATGTGTTTGCAGATGAAACAGTTGATGGGATTAATACATTGGATCAGGCCATATCTTATTTAAAACAGCTGAACACATCCGGAGGAGATGAAATGTTCTCTATTTTTCGCGTTAAAATTAATGATGATGATAATGACAATCCACGATATTTGAATGGTAATGATGGAAGGTCCTCTTTATTTTATAATGAAAATGATACAACTGAATATATTGATGGAAAGACAATATCTGTTACTCGCGGATTTTATATGACACCGTTCATTAAGGCTAATTATGTCCTTAAACGTTTGTTCGCTCATTTTGGATATACTCTTCTTGATAATTTCTTTATAAAAACGTCTCCTTTCCCCGATATGGTTTTCATTAACAATGTTGCTGACGCAATTGTGACAGGAAAAATTCGTATTGATCAGCTGGTTCCCAAAGTAACTTGTAGTAAGATTCTGGATTTGTTTCGGCGTAAATTCTGTTGTGAGTTTATTACCGATGAAGTTAATCGAACTGTTGACGTTATAATGTTTAATGATTTAATGTCTGATAAGGCGGATGTGAATCTTTCGTCATCTTTGGTTGGGAAATTGAGAGTTGAATACCCGGATAAATATAAGCAGCTGATATTGGAAGCGAAAGATTCTGTTGATGGGACTATTGAAACTTTTGATTCCTTGGAACTGATTAAATCAAAATACCCAACTGCCATATTTAATGAACGACAAGGATATTTTGTTCGCAACGGCTTTAAAATAAGTACTCGTTTGTCCAGTATGATAACACCTACTACTGAAATAGTGGCTGATTGTGGTCAGCGCTACTATGAAGGAGGTGAATTTGAGACATATAAAATCGAAGTTCCTGAATGTATACCTTCAGCTGGAATGTATATTGGCGAAGTGCAATATCTTAACTCATCAATGAAAATCACTGGAACAGATACTACGAATGAACCATCAGAAGAAGAAACAAATTCGTCTTCTAATATGTATGTCATGCTTGCTTTTTCGCATAAAGAAGCGGATTGGAAGTTTACTGAAGGATCTGTGAGTAACTATATATATAGAAGATCTGGACGTAATGAGATAAATTATAAGTTTTCTGATTTTGCATTGGTGTATAACGGGCCTTATGGAATCTTTGAAAAGTTTTATAAGGAATATGACAAGTTGTTACGTAATTCCATGCATACTGTTAAGGCGGATTTGTTGCTTACCCAGCACCAGAAGATGACTCTCTCATCTTTTAAAAAACTTGTAATACATGGTGCGGAATTATTGCCTAATAAAATAAACTATAATCTTGGGCTTAGAAATGATCCGATAGAGTCTGAATTATACACTACCCAGTTATATGAGCCTGTATCTTTGCCGAAAAGTATTGAAGAAATATTTCCTTCTATGGATACGGGTTATAAATGGGTGGGCAAAACCTCTTATAAACTAATATCAGAAGATGAATATAATTCATCCCCATTTAAGGATGCAGAGATTTCTCCATTTTTCCCACCTCCACCTACTGCTGATTTGGTAGGGAAGAAAATGTATGTGTGCTATACGGCTGGTATATATATATCACAGAATTGGGCTTTATATACATTTTGGTTAGAAGCCGTTCCTAATGCAGATAATTGATTGTCCTTTCTATAGATTCGCGGGTAAGTTATTTTTGTAATAAAAACAAAAGACATGAATATTCTGAATCAACCTGCTGCTTTATCTCTGTCCGGTAACATTGAGAAGTTCCGCATCCAATCTGCGGAATCTTTCTCTTTTGTCTTGTCAAAAGGGAATACCAGACTATTGTCTTCTGTGTATACTCCCGGTACAGATGGTTATGTTACGATTGATATACGGGATATTGTAGAATCCCAATTATCTTTCTTAATGAAAGATATCACCACTCCTTATGAACAGCCTGATCTGGCGGCTGATTTTACGGCTGTTATTGCCGACAAGAACATAACATTTCGTGTACTTCGTTGTGGGGTAGACCGTTTTTCTGGCTCTGCCGAAACTTTTTTGAAGGCTAATTTCCTAACTTGGCAGCCACAGGTGAAGAAAGTGACTTACTATTCTCCCGAATATCTGACATATTATGCTGTGATATCCTCCTATGTAAAGGTAAAGGCCTATTTTACCGATGATGAAGGCAAAGTGACCGAAGAGGTGAAACAACTGGCTACATTGGGAGAGAAACGGGCATATACCATTCCTGTGCAATATGCTGTGATAATGGCACTATTTGAATCCCGCCTTCCTTCTTTTTATGATGTATGGGTGGAGGATGGATCAGGTAGCCGTCTTACTTATGTGCAGCGTTATGTGGCGGGCAATATCCTTTCCGAGCAGGAGCAATGGATACTTTTTGAAAACTCCTTGGGAGGTATGGATACGTTCCGGGCTTACGGACAGCTTGATTTTCTGGCAGAACATACTCATAATATTGCCGAGATAGATGATATATCTGAAGAATATAGGGTGGATACGGAACGTAAGTTCCAGAAGAATACCGGATATCTTGACAATCGTGAACGTCAATGGCTGGTTGATTTCCTTCCGTCGAAGCAGAAATATATATATAATCAGACTTATTTGCGACGGATTGTAGTGATAGAGGACAATACATCCTATACGGACAAAGAGCTTCCTTCATCTTATACGTTTACTTACAGATATGCGGATGCCCGCCCGTTGCTCAATCTACAGCGAACAGATAGTCTTCCGGATAATCTGGATATCCATATACCTGATTTGAATTCTTTTACTATACCCCCTCGGTTAGTTGAATTTCCTTCGCAGCCCTTGTCCGAGGGGGTGTTGTTCCCCGTACAGCAACCGTTTTCGGAGAAATGGGCGACAACGAATATAGGTGCTATTTTTGCATATGTACTGAATAAGATAAGTACAGACTATGCTGAAGGTGGAGGTATTGGACACACTCATACGAATCTGGATCTGCTCCAGCTTATATCTTATGTGGACGAATATCTTTTGGTCAATGGTAAGAAAATCAAGGCAGGTTATGCAGATGGAATTGCCGGTAATACCTTTGCTGACCTTGTAACCTTTTTGAAAGGTTTCTTGGTGGGTAAGAACGGAAGCGGTTGGACTGTATTGGAAGATGGTACGACACAAGCTGTTGTTGACCGCTTGTATGTGAAGATTAAGGCTGTCTTTGACGAGCTTGAAGTAAAGAAGAAGACGCATGTTGGTGGTGAACAGATCATATCTCCGGCCGGATTGAAGTGTGTCCGTGTGGAGGAACTTGATGAGAGCTACCGTTGTTTCTTTTTGTCAGAAGTTGATGGAGTGACAATCAATAACGAATTTACAGTAGGTACATTAGCATTAGCCCAAGAATTTAACATTAAAGAAGGGACATCCCACAATGTATCCAACCGCTACTATTGGCGTGAGGTGACAGGTGTAGGATCTGACTATATTGACTTGAGCAAAACCAATGCTGACAAGGACAGTGATGTTCCGGCTGCCGGTGATGATATCATCGGGCTTGGGCATTTGACGGATATCACCCGTCAGGCAGCTATAATCCTTTCGTCTGTTAATGAAACTTCGCCTTCCATTATTTTTTATCAAGGTATCAACTCTTTCTCTCTTGCCGGGAAAGAAGTCATCGGGCTGGGCTTTGACAAGTCCACCGGACACGCTTATATCAATGTGTATGGTGATGCCTATATCGGTGCCAAGGATGAGAGCACTTACATCCGTTATAGCCAGAAAGGCGGTGTTGATATCAAGGGTATGTTTCATATCGAACAAGGTTCCACCGGATGGCGTAATATGGAAGGTCTTCCGGATGAGATACAGGCGGCTGCCGATCTGGCCCAAAAGGCTCAGGATGCGATAGACAATGCGGCTGTCGGAAGTGTCAATCTGTTGCGTAACTCCGGGTTTACTGGAGATTATGAAAGTGAAATATTGTCCTCTGATACTCAATTGTTGGCGGACACCGAACTTTTCAGCAAGCAATTAAAGTATTGGACGGGTGTGGCTACCGTATCCGCAGATAGTGCTGCCGGCTCTGGGTACTCTGCTGCAATCGGTAGTTTGTCCCAATCCGTGTCATTGATTAAAGGAGAAAGTTATGTTATCAGTTATAAAGCAAAGGGTACGTCTGTGTCTGTTTCGTGCGGTTCTTTCAGTGTTTCTCAACCTCTCACATCCTCTTATCAGAGATATACCCATAAGATCACCTTCAATGGCAGTGGTATATTTCTTATTAGTGGTACCGCAACCGTTTGTGACCTTCAGTTAGAGCGTGGAACCATCGCCACAGACTGGAAACCGTCCATTCTTGATAATGACAAGGCAACAGCCGGTTTTCAGGCGATTAATTATATCGCCAGTGCTATTAAGGATGGATCTGTGGATATCCTTGGCGGTTTGATCCTTGCCAATATGATCCAACTGGGCAACTACAAGGATGGTAGGATGCAAAAGGTCACAGCTGGAGTTAGCGGCATATACAATGACGATGATGATGTAGCATTTTGGGCAGGAGGAAAACTTGAACAGGCTATTATAACCGTGATGAGGTTTCGAAATGATCCGAATTATCAACCTACCGATGAAGAATGGGCGAACATGGCAAACTTCGTTGCCACTCATGGCGGTGATGTATTCTTGAGAGGATATATCTATGCTTTGGGCGGATATTTCCGGGGAAAAGTTGAAATAGCCAATGGCAAGATACTGTTGAATGAGGATGGTTCCGGGAAGCTTGCCAATGGGAACATCAAATGGGATGCAGATGGAAATCCTGAATTTGTTGGAAAAGTAAAAGTCAAGTCTTCAAAAGGCTATACAATAAGCATTGAGCCGGAAAATGAATATGGAATCCCCTCAATAGAGATGCGTGATAATACGAACGCCTCCCTGATAGATATATCATGCATATACGGACTGAAAGGGTTGATTCCCATGGTTTCTATGTTTGACCCGAATAGTAATGATGTTTTGTATTTCCGCCCGGACAGTATGGTTGTCGAGCAAAAAGGAAGTGACGGTTATATATATCAGACCCAGATAATGGGAGGACGCATAATTATGGTTAAAGGTTCTGAGATTGTATGGGATCAAAACCAATTGCCCAAATAAAATGAAGTGATATGGAACTTAATTCGATAAATAAAACAGGTACTTGGAGTGAGGCGGCAGATCGGCTTAACTACAATTTTAGTAAGACTTCTACCGAGATTGATAAGGTCAAGCAGAACAGTGTCCGCAACAAGGGATTGTTTTCTACGGAAGCAGCATTGCATGCTGCTGTCCCATCTCCAGTTGTGGGCGACTGGGCTGTCGTGGGGGATACCATACCCGGTCCTATATATGATTGCAAGATAAAGGGGAAATGGAGTCCTACAGGAACAACCGGAGGCGGTGGAAGTGTTGACCTTTCCGGCATCTTGAAAGCCGAGGAGATAGATGATGTAACATCAATATTATAGTGTATTATGAGAATTAATTATCAGTCCGATTTTAAGATCATAGAGAAGAACTTGAATGGGGATGTGAATACTCCCTTCCGGTTCACTTACCGTACAGTCCTGTCGGGATGTGTTGTCGCGGAGTTTGACGGGCACGGGTACAAGAACTGCCGTAGGCTTGATGATGGTAGTCTGCTGGTCATTTTTGACAGGCATGGACTCCGTCCCGGCACTCTGTCGGTCAAACGCGAATACTATCTTTCTGATGCTGATTTTGCCGATGGTATCTGCAATCTTGTATCGGTGGAGATTACAGGTGTTATCCTCGTTTCCGGCAAGACGGATGAGAGCACAGCGGAGATCATTCCCTATCCGGATTATGCCGCATACAATGCGGTGCAGAGCGTATCTCTGTCAGATAAGGAGTATGATGATGTGCTGAGTGATTTTAATAGTTAATAAATAATTACATAAAATAACAACAGTCCAAGTTCCGGCGGAACTTAGGCTAAAAACAGGAGATATTATGGTAAAAATGCACAAGTTGACTAAGGGTGGGAAAACCATATTCCCGGCTACCATCT